ACATTAGATCACGAGTGGGAGTGCTATGCGATAGATCAGAAGTATAATGAGGATTATTCTGAAATTATTGCTACTAATATAGTACCAACGGAAATTCCTGAAGAGTACCCTGTACAAGTTTAAGAACTGTCACACTAGGGGTTGCCAGATCCCCTACAAAACTGGTATACTATATGAGTTGAGGCAAGGGTGACGTTCACTATTCGTCTTTAAATCGAACCTCTCAACTGCTCTAACCCCTTTTGGTAGTTTTAGGATTAGAGGCGATAGAAAATTACCACTTTTTAATTCCATCACGACTTTTTATTATGTCACGCACTTTTGCTGAATTCCTTCTTGAGAACGCTGAGACTGGGAATGAAATCCTAGCAGTTCTTGAGGATATTGTAAATGTAGTAGAGACAGGAGGAACTGATCTCTAAGACACTCTACAAACTGACACAAGACCCCTTCTCAGGGGTCTTTTTTTTGCTATAATATAAGAGTAAACAACAAAGGGTCTTATGACTGCAACACCAACATCAAAAGAAGTAACAGTTGATGAGATTCTACCACTTCCTGTAAAGGTTGAAATGTGGGTGATGGATTTAGTTGATGCACTTCAGGCAGATTATGATCGTCAGGGTTATTCTTCAGATCGTTACAAGTTTGAAGCAACCGCAGGTCGTAAGTATTGGAAGATCTGTTCTAAAGGTCAAGGGGTTCACGCATTTGTTGACAAGAAAACTGGTGAGGTTTACAAACCAGCATCTTGGAAATCTCCAGCAAAGCACGTTAGATATGATCTAAGGATCATCAGAGAACGTGAAGAGTGCCTAATGAGGGCAGATTGGGCAGGTGGTTATCTCTACATGAGGTAATCACCAATGAGAAGGAGAATCTTACCAATGGATGAACAAAAAACAACAGTCAATAGGTTTCTAACTTCAGATGACCTGTATTTTGCTTGTAAAAACGATTCTGAATTGATGAGAGAGATTTGTCACAATTACATCCTTCATTTAGATGATGATGAGGTGTCTATGTTAGATCAAAATCTTAAAGAAAATTACGGATTGGATTAATGGCGAAAAACATGACTGCAAAGGAGAAATTATTATTTCTTCTATCATTCTTTTGGTTTATGCACTGGGGTGTAAATATAGTATCACTACTAATCACCAAACTTGCATACTAATCAAATGAACACTTATCCCGAATCTGAGTATCCGAATTTATATGAGGAGATAGTAAAGGATCACAATTTTCGTTATGGAAAGTTTAGTCCTATTCCTTATCCCAATATGTTGGATAAAAAACAACCAATCGTTATTGATTGGAATCAAAAATCTAAAGAAAACTAATGGAACCTTTCAACTGGGCAGTAACAGACACTTGGAACTTTGAGGAAGAAACTTCCATCAATTTCTATGAGTTTGAAAATGCAAAAGACTATGCTAAAACGTGGTTAAAAGAAGGTCACGTTAATTCAGCATACCTATGGAAACTAACAACTGGAAACCCTATTAAATGGATGGAGGTATCCTAATGAAAACATTTCACGTTAAATGCTATGAGACAGTATATTTTACTGTTGCAGTTGAAGCAGAAAACGAAGAGCAAGCGAAAGAACTTGCTCACGAAGATATAAACTCATTTGAAGTTATTTCAGAAGCAACTTCTGAATGGGATATTGAAGAAGTTATACCAGAAGATGGGGAGTGGTATAACAAATGACCTTATTCATATCAGGTGATTGGATCATTGATAAGGATAGGGAAACCACTAACTCAGTATTTGATTTTATGTGTGAAATGTTCCCTATTCTTAGTGGTAAGGAAATTGAAGTCAATCAAGTTGATTTATATGATGATAATGCTTTTGGATTTTGTCAAGTGGATGAGGATGGAGAATTTTTAATTCATATTCATAATGATTTGGATAGGGATGATTATATAATCACATTAATCCATGAATTAGTACACGTTAAACAGACTTTAACTGGACTAATGGATTATGATAGGAGAGAAGAAGAAGCACTGATATGGGAAAAGTTATTATTCCATAGATTGAAATTAAGATTAGGTGAGCGTGTGCCAGATAAATTTCTGTCTCCTGAACGCTGAAAAGTGGTTCAGATTTGCTATAATACTAATGTAATCAACAAAGGAGGACACTTTGACCAGTTTAGAAAAGATTCTTTCTGAAGAAGATCTTAAGTACATTGATGCTATCGAAGATCAGTTTGTGGATTATGTTTGGTCATTCTATGGTAATGAAGAACCATTGTATCCTATTGTGGGATTGACCAAGAAAGATATTGTAGATGCCTTTAAAATCTATGTTGATAGAATATTAAAAGGTGATCTTGAATATGTTCATTACTCTTGGGGTGATGGAGATAGTCTTGATCGTGAGAGAGTCAGAGATATAATACTTGAAAATCCAAAGTTTGAATTTGTAAACCGTTTCACATTATTAGGAGTTTAATCTAATGCTAGTTTCAGAATCATTTGGAAGACATTTCTGGGTTGATGATGAAGATCAATTCAGATCAGCACCTTCATTCAAGGATAATACTGCTGATATGGACAATGCTGATTATGTATCAGAGTGGACTGAATGGGAAGGGGTTAATTTTGAAAACCTCTTGAACATATACAAGACCGAATTGTATAACAAGTGGAACCACGGTGGTGGTATCTACATTCTTAATGGAGTTTAATCTAATGAGTAACACTGCACAACTTGAAAAGAACATTGCCTTTTGCATTGATGAATGTGATATGGGTGATGAACAGATTGGTGAAATGCTCAGATGTATTGAACGTATGGGCATTGCATCAGTTGAGCATTTTTGTGAAGAGTTTGTATTTGTTGAAATTGATGATGATGGAGAAGATTATGTATCTGATAATTGGCATAATGATGAGTATTTGAACATTGCTGAGTTTAACGCAATGTACTGGGAAGGAAACTAACCAGTCACCCACTTTATAAACTGGTACAAGCAATGTTGAAATGATGCCTGTATCAGTTATAATAGTATTGTAAACAACCAAAGGAGATCAAATGAGTGAATCAAGAAGAACACTGACTATCTCCGAGGCAGAGGAATCTGTACTTGTTGAAATGGTTCAGTTTTTCAATGATATGGGTTGGATCAATGAAGAGTCATCAACCGAGTATGATTCATTAGTTGAGAAAATCTGTGAACCAGCATTTTGGGAGTACAGTTAATGAGAACATTACACTTGACTCACGATGAATTTGAAGTCCTGTATGATACAGTTGAAAATGTAATACAGGATATTGAGAGTGACGAAGTACAGTTGAGTGATTATAAAATTTTTAACATTTACCAAAAACTTCAATCAATGGGGCATCAATCCAATGACTAATTATTCAAGAAAAGCAAATCCAAACGCAACCAACAGTGAATTGGATGCTAAGGTGATTATCAAGCACCCTCAATTAAATAATTCTCAAAGAGATGAACTAATTGAGCAATTTGTAGAAATACAACTTGATAATATGGATACTCAATCTTTATATGAGTTAGCATCAGAATATCTCTTAAATTCATTTGATAGATTAACAGACAATGAGATCAAAGAGAGAATAGAAAGTTTATATGATGCAGAATTATATGAGGAGTTGGTAGAGAACATTCAAGTATCCGATCTTATGAAGGAGGTTTCCTAATGACTAAGCAAGCATTTGAACCAAAAGTAGAGGAAGATCTCAATCGACCTTACAACGTGACCTTAACTGAAGGTCAGATTGCTACCATTCTATATGTAATGGAAGGATATACTCAGGGAAGTGATGATTATCATTTTGATGATGATTTCAATAGGGATGTGGATAATATCTTTAAGTCATTAGAAGGTGCGGTGGACTCTTATTATGATGAGCAAAAACAAATTGCTCAAGCATTATATGATTCACAACAAAAGCAACCAATACCTGAATGGGATGAAACGGTAGAAGATGCACAGGAAAATAATGTACCATATTCAACATTGAATGAGGATGATTATGGTAGTAAGGTAGATGCACTTGTAGATTCAATGAAGGAGGGTGGATAATGACATCAGTTAGTTTCAAACCATTGACTCTTAAGCATACAAGGGTAAAGAGATTTGGATCACATATCCAATGTCCTAATTGTAGATCCATTTCTAAGGTATATCATTTAGCATGGTGCGGTTTAGGATGTGAACACTGTGGCGAAATGATAGATAAGCAAAATTGGTTGATTGAGGTCTAATGTCCGTATCGCAAGAAACTATCAATAAAATGTGTGAAGCAATCATTGATGATGTTGCACAATACATTTCAGAGGATCCACGTTTTGTAGATTTACTATCTGAGATAGTTTTAGATGCGATTCAAAGTAAGTTAGGCAAATTAGAACCAAAGATCCTATTAAGTCTCACACGCAGCATTTCACTCAGATTAAGGTGTAGTGCTAACTATAGTGAAGTGTTTTATCCACGGTGTCCATTATGAATTCCTCAAATATCGAATTAACAGTAAATGAATGTGACTTCATATTAGACTTGTTAGATAGTATAAAAGATGGTAGAGTAGAAAGGGCAGCAAAGGTTAATAATGCAAATCCCCGAACTGTCTATCGTAAATTGGCACTTTACGCCAATATAAAAGAACAAATTGATTCATTTTAAAAATCCCCAATGATCCACACTATCATCACTGCAATTGGAATTATCGTTATTTTAACGGTTATCAGCACTGTTTTTCTTATGAGGTGGTATGACCCCAGATAAACAACGTAAAATCCATCCATCTGAATATATGTCCACAGATTGTTGGAAGTATTCAGGCGGTCCAGTTGTTGCTCCATATAAAAGAGGATCCCGCCATAATAAAATTGGTATGTGGATCATGTGGATATTTTACATTATAGTAAGTATTCAGTTAATCATTGCATTTGCTACCATTCCATTTTTCCCTATTACTTTCATTACTCTTATTATACTATCATTAATGTCCTATGTTGTAGTAGTTGCAAAAATGAATAATTCATAGTATAATGAAAGACATAAACGAGGGGTACAGCGATTTTTTTATCCCACCCCATATATAATACACTTGCATAAAAACAATGGTACAAGACAATCGTAGATACAAAATTCTGCAACTGGTAACGACTGGATGGGAACTTGCTGATCCTGTAAATGGTGTTAATCTTGATAGACAACAATGTGATGCAACTCTTGAATCACTTGTAAACCTTGAAGGTATTAATCCATCTAAGTTAAAGGTAGTATTAAACGAAACACCCCTTCCACCAAACTAACCAGCAATGGAAAGTGCCTATGAACCAGAGGTTAATGATTATGTAATATGGGATCAAGGTGAATATGGTAAGCATGAAGGATGGGTTTATTTCAAGGGTGATCCTGTAGACAATGAAAAGAGAGTCAAGGATGGGTGGAAACCTGTATCCAGATATATCACAATAGAAACTTCGATCAGACCTAAACCCCATGATGATTATGCGAAAGGTGATCCCCATCAATTCATTCATACTTTACTATTATGTTATGAGTCAGAGTGGTCTAATCTCATATTCGTAAAGAAACGTAAGAGTAAGAATATATCTCATTGGTCACAGTATGATGATATAGCAGGTAATGAGTAAGTGATGTGGAATTTCAAATCAAAGAAGGTTATACTGTTCTTAATCATTACAGGATGGATAAGGTTATTATTCATTCTAACCCCTATTGTATTAGTTTATTTTGGAGTACAAAGTGATGTTAGCACCCCTACAAAGCAGATGGAATAAAGGCATAGATTTAATACACATTGACCTTAGAACATTAGAGGATAAATGGGATAGTATAAACAGACAAATTAAGTTCAATTTACATGCTAATTACTGTATTGATACCCTATGGAGTCTTGATGTAGATGATATATGGGATTAGAGGGGTTTTGTATCAGTTTATACCATTTTAATGCTAAAAATAGGTTTTAAATACCTTTATAAATATTAAATCGTTTTTTATTCGGATTCTCAATAGTGAGTTCTTATTGATACTCAATAGGGTATTGCTATTGATTCTCAGTAATATTAATATATTCTCAATCGGTTAATTTTTTATTAATTTATAGTGTTCTGAATGGTGTATTTTATATACTATTATACTACATCTATATGTCTTTAAATCTCTCAGAGACTTGTGGACTAAGCGAGCGTACCATAAGACGCTCCTCTTGTCAAGTACAGAGACACGAAAATTCACAAAAACCCTTAGAGTCTTTTGTTTACGTTTCGTAACATAAATCTCGACTAGATACATATATACTATTATGCTTAATGAATCTCGACTAGATTATGTGCATATTATCAGTTATCAAAATCTCGACTAGATTAGCATAACGTCATAATACACTTGACATCTCGACTAGATTCATGTATAATAAGCATATATCATCAAACATCAATCTCGACTAGACACATGGGCGACTACGATGCAACGCAGGTATGGGATTACGAGATGTCATCACATGATTATCTCGATGAATCATACACATACAGGCAAGAAGACACATGGGACTTAGATGATGATTACGGGCGAGACAGTACAGACTGGCAGCAAATGGCATATATCCATTTTGCCTGAGAACTTGTACGAGTATCCCATTATACCATAGTTCGTCACACTTTCGGCAAGATCGTGGGATAATATTAGAAGTGGCACAAGGTCATATATTTTATTATATTCTCAATAAAATCCGTTATTGAGAAACCCAGCCGTAATTTTGAAAAAACTCAGCCGCCCGTGGACAGTCAACAAACTGTCCATTTTTTATGCAAATGGATCGGAAATCGTGTATATTAGGAAAGTAAACAAACATTTCCAAAATGACTCAAGATCTTTATGATTACAGTCTGACTTCGGATGAGGACTGCGTTCTACTGGATATGATTACATTTTTCAACGACTGCGGGTTACCCGATCAGATCGACTCCAAAGCGTTCGATTCTCTATGTAACAAATTTTACAGTGGGGTTCCAAGAAAGTAATGAACAAATCATTTGAAGAAGACCAAGATTATACATTCTTGGTCACGGTCACGGCAAATGACCTTGAGGAGGCAGAAAACCAAGTGCCCTTTGATTCCATTCTGTATGCTGTAAACGGCGACACCCGATTTTAGACTAAATGCCCTAATTCTCAATAGGGCATTTTTATTGAGAATCGGTCAGCCGTAAATCAGTTGAGAAACTGGCACACATAATCCCCATTCGTGGTGATGATCCTCTATATTAAGAGAGTACACATGCAAAAGTCTTATGAACGGTTGGAAAGATTATGAAACTTGGAATGTGTCTCTCTGGATTCAGAACACTGAGTGCCTTTACAGACTTGCCCTAGAGTGTGCAGGATTCCAAGAATTCAAAAACGTTATGAAAAATGACGTTGGTTCGTTCGTTACTGATGACGGGGTTGCGTGGGATGATGCTGATTACTGCGAAGTCCAGTCTATGTTCAACGAAATGAAAGCAACAACCGACTTGGATTATTGGAAACATGCCCTAGCGTAAAGCAGGGCAGCCGTAAATCAATTCAAAAACTGGCACAAGATCGCTTGATTTTGTGCCTTTTTTATGCGATCATAATAATATGTTCAATCCTAATACAACTTTCAATCCAGCATTTCCTTATGCTGTCGTGTGTGCATCCGCACCACATGAAAACACAGTTTTCAAAACTTTAGATGAGTGTTGGGGTTTATGCCTCGATCTCTCTGAAGAATATGGTCACTCTGAAGTATGGTACGGCAAATGCCTAATGGGTGAGTACCGTAACGGACAGTGAACAAACTGGCACACTAAAACCCCATTAGGGGTTTTTTTCATGTATATTAAAAGAGTACCAAAGGATTTTTCAAATGAGCGTTTTACATCATGAGTCACTCTATGAAACCTGCATGGACGAATCCTACGAAGAGTACATGCGTATCAGTGGTTTATCAGGTGACCAAATGAGTGAGTGGATACATATTAATCCATTCGTTCTTGAAAGAATAGAGGACATGGCATATAAAAAGTTTCAAGACATGTGCCAGTAAACAAACTTACACAGCATCCTACCACGGGATGCTTTTTTCATGTATATTAAAAGAGTCAAACGAATTTCTTCTATGATTGACCCACGTTTTGAAGATGAAGCACTTTCAGCACTGATGGAAGAGGCATATTGTGAAACCACCGAAGAAACCAAATTTGATGTTGAAAAATACATTGAAGATTCTGACTTCGACTGGTAAGCAATGCAACCCATTACTGCAATTACCATTTTTCTAATATGCGTCATTTTTATGGGCATAGCAGAGAATGACACTTCCTACCGACCCCTGAATCCTGGTAGTGAAAAAACCCTTCGTATCCTTTTCAACAATCCTGAATGACTATGAACACTACTGTCATGTATTCTTTCCCTGATGACCTAAAATATAGGTACATGAGTTTTGCCACTTATGCTCAGGCATTGAAAATCATTGAACTTTTCAATACTATTGACGTTAAGGCACAAATTAAGACCAGTTGACAAACTGGACTTTTTTGTTTCAGTTCGTAACAAAAACCCCTTTTAGGGGTTTTTTTATTGGTATTATATGGGAGTAAACGCAACCAAGCGAATTTATGCCCGTTAAGTCAACTGCCTCTACTCCTGCAAAGTCTACAACACCTCGCAAGCGTAGAACCCGTAAGACTTCAACAAAACCAGTCCTTAAAAAGACTACAGTAGAATCAAAAGCATTTGATCTTACTGAAACTGAATTAAAAACAGTTGAGAAAATGATCGTTGCTTCAACTCCCAAAAAGAAAGCAACACCAAAGGCAAAGGTCACCAGAGCAAAAAAACTCAAAAGACCTGCTAAAACCGTCCTCACTCTGAATCACTATAAAAGAGATTTTGAGTCAAGAATGAAAATTCACAATTATGAGGTTGATGCCCTAATTCGTGATTTTCTTAAAGGTTGGGAGCAAATCAAACCTTACCACGCTCAAATGGTAAAACAGATTAAAACAATCACTTTTTAAACTGTCACATCACCCCCTTTACAGGGGGTTTTTTATTGGTACAATTAAGGAGTATTCAACCAAAGGTCTTATGAGAAAAATTGAACAGCAAATGAACTCCGCAATCCGCAACAAGCGTGATTGGACTTCTGGCAACACTTCTGTTCAAATCGAAGACAACGGCGACGCACTGGTTTACCTACACGGAAACTACATTGCAAAAGTCTCTGACCATTTTGTTGACTTGCATGACGGCGGGTGGCAGTCCGTGACAACCAAATCCAGACTAAACGCAATCTGTTATGAGTTTGGATCAACCCCAAGGACAGGCATTTTTCAGAAAAATTGGCAGTGGTTCGTTACCCTATTTGACGGAACTACTCAACCGTTTTTCTCAGGCATCCAACTTAACGAAGCGGGACGCAAAGTCAGTCCTCCACTGTTCGGTTAAGAAACTGTCACACCAAACCCCCATTGGGGTTTTTTTATTGGTATTATTAAAGAGTGGAAGAAAGAGGGTTTGGTGAATGCCCTGTTCGACCTTTCTTCCACAGTAGCAGGATTTCGGGGAGAGGCGTAATGTGCCCCACGGGTCGCCACCGTTAAAAGACATCCAACGTTATTTTCCATCAACAGCATGACAAAAAACATTCACATTGAACACCCAGAAGACAGCATCTTGACAGGTTCCCTTCACTGTTTGGATGCTTTTTTAAGTGCCTTTTTTCTATCCGTGAAATGGGATGGAGCACCTGCCATAGTGTGGGGAACCAATCCTGCCACGGGCAATTTCTTTGTAGGCACAAAATCAGTTTTCAATAAGCGTAAAATCAGAATATGTGAAACACCTGAACAGATCAGCGAATGGTATGGTGGCACAGAACTTGAAATCATTTTGGGATCGTGCTTATGCAACATACCCCATACTGACCGAATTTATCAGGGTGACTTTATCGGGTTTGGTGGTGAGACCGAATACACCCCAAATACCATAACCTATGAATTTGATTCACCCGTAGCGGAAGAAATCATAATTGCACCCCATACCAGATATTATGCTGAGTTTGATTTGCGTGATGCGGTCAGTTCACCTGTCACCGATTGGTCAGACTTCCCTGCCACCAATCCCGACGGATCATATTTTGTGAAGTGGGTCGGTGCGGATGCCGTGGGAGATTTTGAACCACTAAGGGATAAAATCCAATTTGCCAGACAGATGGCACAGTTGGTAAAATTTGAGGATAAGAAGGGGGCGGCACAGTTAAAGAAAGATCTAAACGCTTTCATCCGTGACGGTGATGAGATCATCCCCGAACTGTTCGCAAATTATCAGTTGGTCAGACTGTGGAAGTTGGTTGCCAGCATAAAGGAAGATGCCATGCGTCTAATTGAAATTGATTCTGAGGTTGGGGCGTTTATCGGTGATGATGAAATAGACTGTGAAGGATATGTCATGCATGGCAATTGCTGGTCTTATAAATTGGTAGACCGTGCGGAATTCTCACACGCTAATTTCAATATGGGGGTGGGTGCTTAGGCACTCATCCGTTAGGGGCATTCGTTCGTGATCGGGCAGTGATGCCGTTTTTTTATGGTCCTTATATTAATTCCGATGGATCCCCTAAGCTATAAACGACCCAATTCGACCTTTATATATTGATTTCATAAAAAAATTGCTGGTACTATATACAGTCAGAAAAGGTCGTTTGAATTTCTTCTTATGAAAAAAAATCCCGCAGAAAATTTTACGTCTATAGAGATCGATCCAATAACTGGTGAATACAAGACAATAATACCAGAATGGATAATAAATGAGTATGGTTGGTATGAAGGAACTGAATTAAACTTTAGAATTGATGAAGGAGATATATTTTTGGAGGAGCGTGAATGAAGACTTATCATGTATACTTAAACGATAGATGTTTGTTTAAGAATTTGAATGAAAGAGAGTTTAAAGTTATATGGGGAAGATTATATCATTCTTATTGGGATGGACTAACATATTCAGAAGTAGTAGAAACCCCCATCGAAAAATATGAAGAATCTAGTTATTGACTTTATAGATAAACTGATGTATAATTGAGTTGTATTAAAAGAGCATTATGGCTAAAGGATTTACTGTTAAAGCAAATACTCCCAAACCAAAGAACAAAGAACCAGAATGGGATTATGCTAAGGCAAAAGCAATGGTTAAAGGAAAGACAATAGTATTTTGTCTACCAGGTCGAGGAGTATCATATACATATTTGAAAAATTTTGTTCAGCTTTGTTTTGATCTTGTACAGAATGGTGCTAGTATACAGATATCACAGGACTATAGTTCTATGGTAAACTTTGCAAGATGTAAGTGTCTTGGAGCAAATGTTTTACGTGGTCCTGATCAGATACCTTGGGATGGTAGATTAAAGTATGATTACCAGTTATGGATTGATAGTGATATTGTTTTTAATGTAGAGAAGTTTTGGCAATTAGTATTAATGGATAAGGATATTGCATCTGGTTGGTATTGTACAGAAGATGGAAAAACTACATCTGTTGCACATTGGTTAGATGAAGATGATTTTAAAGGTAATGGTGGAGTAATGAATCATGAAACCATTGAAAGTATTAGTAAGAGACGTAAACCATTTACTGTTGATTATGCAGGTTTTGGTTGGTTATTAATTAAACATGGTATATGGGAACATAAAGAGATGAAATATCCTTGGTTTGCTCCTAAGATGCAAATTTTTGAATCAGGTGCAGTACAGGATATGTGTGGAGAAGATGTTTCATTCTGCTTAGATGCAAAAGAAGCAGGGTTTGAAATATGGTGTGATCCAAGAGTCAGAGTTGGTCACGAGAAGATGAGAGTTATCTAATCTTCAAATGGATGTGAAATACACTGTTAGTATTGATGGTATTGAAAGATATACTGATATTACTGAATTAGAATATCTGGATCTCATGGAAGATCTAGCAGATGAATTCTATCAGACAGGTACTCCACATCCAGACAGTATTACATTTACAACAAAGAGGGAACCAAATGCTTGATGTAAAGACAGTTAAGAACAAAGATCTTGGTCTATGGGAAATAACTGCTACACTTGATCTTCCACCTATAACGATCACTAGGTTGAAGAAAGATAAGAGTGATATTCAATATGAATTACGTAATGCCTTTAGCGAAGTAATTCAAGAAATCGTAGAAAAACATTGTGAGGAAGATTAATGGCTAAAGTAAAAACAGGACTATTAGGTGGTACTTATGTTGAGTCACGTCCGAAAAAGTCTCGACAAGGACAGGGAAAACACTCGAAATACTCGGCAACATCCCGTAACTCGGCTCGTAAAAGAACTAGGGGGCAGGGCAAATGATGAATTTATTAGCGGCAGCATCGCTTGATCTTAATGAAGCATGGAACTTATCATGGGGTGAAGGCATTCAATTTATTTTAGTACTTGCTTTTGTCTATTGGCTTAAGGTTCAAATTGATACTAGAGCAGGATTAGGTAAAAAGAAACGACGAGAACTTAAACAAATTATAGTTGAGGCAATCAATGAAACAAAGGGGGTTTAACACCCTCTTTTTTTATGCCTAAATAACAATTATTAGCCTAAAATAATGGATAAAGAAGAATTAAGGACTGTTTGGGGTGCTGAAAACACCGATTCTGACGAAATTAAGGAAGAAAAAAGGCGTGTAATCCAAGAAATTGCACATGATGATATAAATTCTAAAAACTTAACATAAATAGATCAAGAAAACACATTAATATGTCTGTTAAGAGGATATCAAGATCATTTAAAGACATTAGTTTATCCTTTAATGCTCATCCAGTAACAAAGGATTTAACAATTCTAAAGAATGAGAACGCTATTAAAAAATCTGTAAGGAATTTAGTGCAAACTATCCCCACAGAAAGGTTCTTTAACCCCATTTTAGGGTCATATGTGACTGATTCACTCTTTGATTTTGTTGATTATGGTACTGCATCCACTATTAAAGAAGAAATTATCACAACTTTGGAGAATTTTGAACCTAGAATAGATAATATTCAGGTTGAATGTATTCCAAGACCCGATAGAAATGAATTTGAGGTTACAGTATTCTTTGAAATCGTTGGAGAAGACGTTCCAACTCAAGAATTCACATTCATGTTAGAAGCAACAAGGTAGAATATGCCATTTACTAAGTTTACAAATCTTGATTTCGATCAAATAAAGACCTCTATTAAAGATTATATCCGTGCGAACTCTGATTTTACGGATTTTGACTACGAAGGGTCTAATTTTTCAGTATTAATAGACACATTAGCGTATAATACTTACATTACAGCATTTAACTCTAATATGATTGTTAATGAATCCTTCTTGGATTCAGCAACATTACGTGAAAATGTTGTTTCATTAGCAAGAAATATAGGATATGTACCTAAATCTAGGACTGCTGCACAGGCATCTGTTCATTTTGATGTAGCAACTAGTAGTTCATCCCCTACATTGACCTTACAGGCAGGTTTAGTGTGCGTTGGTGCTCAAAATAATAGTTCATATGTATTCTCTATACCTGAAAGTATAACAACAACCATTAATTCTGGTGTTGCAACCTTTGGAACAGAAACAAATCCTATTGTAGTTTATCAAGGAACCTATTTAAGTAAGACATTTACTGTAGATGGGTCATTAGATCAGACATTTATACTGAATAATTCCTTTATTGATACCTCAACTATACGTGTTTATGTTAAAGGTTCTGCAGATACAGGTCTTGGAAGAGAATATAAACGTGTTGATAACATATTAAACATAAATTCTACGTCAGAAACCTACTTAATTCAAGAAATTCAAGACGAAAAGTATGAATTACTGTTTGGTGATGGTGTTTTTGGTAAAAAATTAGAAAATGATGCAATTATTACAGTATCTTACATCATTACTGATGGAGCAGATGGTAATGGACCTGCATTATTCTCATGGGGTGGTAGTGTTACGAACTCTGTTAATCAGAAAATATCACCATCTTCTACACCATTAATCACAACAGTCTCAGCTGCCTCTAATGGTGGTAATATTGAGTCTGTTGATTCAGTTAAGTACTTTGCTCCTAGACTGTATTCATCACAATACAGGGCGGTTACAAGTAGGGATTATGAATCTATAATTCAGCAAGTATATCCAAATACAGAATCTGTATCAGTTGTTGGTGGTGAAGAGTTAGATCCACCTGAATTTGGTACTGTTTTACTTACAATTAAACCAAAAAATGGTGAATTTGTATCTGACTTTGATAAACAGAAGATTTTAGAAGATTTAAAGCAGTACTCTCTAGCTGGTATAAATCAGAAAATTTTAGACCTAAAACTACTATATGTGGAGTTAGACTCATATGTTTATTATAATCCAGCAAAAACAACTACACCAACCGCATTAAAGACTAGAATTAGTGATGGTTTAACAACTTATTCTGCTTCAAAGGATATTAATAAGTTTGGTGGAAGGTTTAAGTATAGTAAAGTATTGAATGTAATTGATAATATTGATACTGCTATAACATCTAATATTACTAAAGTTAAAATTAGAAGAAACTTAAAAGCACTTACCAATTCATTTGCACAGTATGAATTATGTTTTGGTAATCAATTCCATATTGATGTTGCAGGAAAAAACATTAAAAGTACTGGATTTAAAATTATAAATCAATCTAGTACTGTGTATCTAACTGATATACCAAATAAAGATTCTAATGGTGATTTAGATGGTAGTGGAATGGGAACATTATCGGTTATTAGAAGAGATACGACAACAGACACTGAGATTGTTGTTGTTAAATCTGCAGGAACAGTAGATTATAATAAGGGGGAAATTATATTATCAACTATTAATATTGTATCTACATCTAAACCAAACAATATTATTGAGGTTCAGGCATTCCCAGAGTCAAATGATGTTATAGGTCTAACAGATTTATACCTCAATTTCGACATGTCAAATACTACAATAAATATGGTTAAAGACACTATAACTTCTGGTGAACAAATATCTGGTGTTGGATTTAAAGTTACGTCAAGTTATACAAACGGAGCATTAACAAGAGGATGATAACTACAGGATTTGACAAGAGAGTCCAAGTACAGCAAATAATAGATAATCAACTCCCTGAGTTCTTACTATCAGAGAGTCCAAAGGCTGTTGATTTTTTAAAGCAATACTATATTTCTCAGGAATATCAAGGTGGTAATATTGATATTACCGATAACTTAGATCAATATTTAAGGTTAGATAATTTAACTCCTGAAGTTATAGTAGCAGAAACTACTCTTTCTACTGGAATTGACGTATCTGCAACAACTGTTGATGTTGTAACTACTAAAGGTTTTCCATCTGAATACGGGTTATTTAAGATTGATGATGAAGTTTTTACTTATACTGGTATAACAACTAATAGTTTTACTGGTTGTATTCGTGGATTTAGTGGAATTACAACATATCATGCAGAAGATAATCCTGGTGAACTTGTTTTTAGTGATACTTCAGCAACAAGTCATATTTCTGGAGCAACGGTAAATAATTTAAGTGCATTATTCCTAAAAGAATTCTATAAAAAGACAAAATCAACACTTACCCCTGGATTAGAGGATACTGAATTTGTATCAAATTTAGATGTTAGCAATTTTATAAAAGAATCTCATTCATTATACCAATCAAAAGGTACGGAAGAATCATTTAGAATACTCTTTAACATATTATACAACGTTACTCCAAAGGTAGTTGACCTTGAACAGTATCTACTTAAACCATCTGCTGCAGAGTTCATTAGACGTGAATTAGTGCTTGCAGAGGTCATTTCAGGCGATGTTAACGCATTAGCAGGGCAAACTATTATTAAATCTACTGATAGTGCTACAAGAGCGTCTGTATCTGAGATTGAACCTTTTACTAGAAATGGAAAAACTTATTATAAATTAGGTCTATTTGTTGGATTTAACGATGTAGACCTTATTGAAGGTACATTTAACATTCCAGGTAAAACAAAGGTTATAAACCCTGTATCTGTTGGGTCTTCTGTTATTACTGTAGATTCTACAATAGGATTTGGTGCTACTGGAACTGTTATTTGTGGTGTTAACACAGCAGTTAGTTATAGTAGTAAGTCCATTAACCAGTTCTTTGGTTGTAGTAATATCGTTGATGCAATTAAAGTTGCTGACGATTTAAGATCAGATGAAGTATATTTTGGTTATGAAGATGGTGATGTAACTAAAAAGGTAGAATTTAGAATTACTGGAGTTCTATCAAAATTTGTTCCTGTTTCTGATATTAAACTATCTTCAGAAGGAGAGAAGATTACTGTTAAGAATGTTGGTGAAAAGATACTTAATCCAGATAGTGATAAGACTAAAAAGGAGATTTTTGCTAATACTTGGATATATAACACCTCTTCTAGATTTGTAATAGAGAATATAACAGGTTCAACTGCAGTTTTATTCACTAGAGACATTGATAAATCTAGTCTTAAGATTGATGATGAAATAGAAATACTACAAAGAGGTAGTCAAATTATTGCTGCTACAGGTACTGTAGGAAATATAACACCTTCGACTAGATCAATTGATATAGACAATTTAGTTCTTGCATCTGGACAGACATCTTTGCCAGCAGCAGGAGAAGAATATGATCTAAGAAGAAAATTAAAGAGAGCTTTTAGTTCTACAGAAGATATTGAATTTGGAAATTATGTATTAACAAGTGATGTATCAAATGTTTATAATAAAGCAGATACTGATTTTTATGTTGCATCAAACTCATTACCTGCATATGATATTACAGCATCTCTTGCGAAAGGTATTCTTCCTGAAGCAACATCTATTGCACCAACATTTTATCTTCAGGGATATAGTAATGCAACATTAAACTATTCAATATTATCCTTCCCCTCGAATTTACCATTTATTACTGGTGATGAGGTTTATTATGAACCACAAGGAACGGCAATACCTGGATTATCTACAGGTGTTTACTATGTTGAGGTTTTATCTAATGCAAACCAAATAAAATTATACACTTCTAGATCATTCATACCTATAAGTGATTGTGTAAAATTTAATGTACTTTCTGCTGGTTCTGGAACTCATACATTTACTTTAGTTAGTTCTCGTAATAAGAAGATTGGTGCTCAGAAATTACTTAAGAAGTTTCCATTAAATCCAAATCTTAAAAATGGAAAAGGTACTAAAACTAATCCAGGTACAACAGGAATGCTTGTTAATGGTGTTGAGATTACCAATTACAAGTCTGATAATAAAATCTTCTATGGTCCAATAGAAAATGTTAAGATATTTAACAGTGGTTCTGGATATGATGTACTAAATCCACCAAATCTTTCAGTATCATCTCCTGGAACTGGAACTACTGCCTTAGTTCACCCAGTAATGGATGGTACTGTTACTGATGTTTTAGTAGACCCACAGAATTTTGATATTGATAAGGTTATATCTGTTACTATTGCTGGTGGAAATGGTGAAGGTGCAATTTTAGCACCAATTATTGGTAAGAGAAAGAGAGAAATATTCTTTGATGCTAGATTACATACTAATTCTGGTGGTATTAATGTTAATACAGATACTTTAACATTCTTAGATTCTCATAATCTTTCTAATGCACAACCAATTTCTTACTTTAGAGATAATAATCCAGCAGTTGGTATTGGATCATTTTTTGGTTCTAATTTAGATCAAAGTAAGACATTAATTAATAATGCAGTATATTATCCGCAGATTGTTGATGCACTTACTATAAAGTTATATGAAACTCTTTCGGATTATAATGCAGGTATCAATACAGTAGGATTTACTACTGTAGGTAAGAGTGGCACTCATAGATTTAAAGTTTTTAATGAAGAAAATACATTAAAGGATATTAGAGTAATTGATCCTGGAAAAGGATATCAAAATAGAGAACTTAAGGTAAAACCTGTTGGTATTAATACCATTACATCTACAATTAATTTTGTTGATCATGGATTTAATGAAGGTGATAAGATTGTATATGATACTGCTGTTGGTGTTGGATCTACTATACCAACTAAAATATCAGAATTAGCAAAATATACTGGAATAACAACTACAAGTAATTTCTATCAAGTAATTAAAATAACAGATGATAAGTTCAGACTTAGTAACGCTGGACTTGGTGGAACAATAACTTCAAATTATGTAAGAAATAATTATATTAAATTTACTGACAAAGGAACTGGATATCAAGTTTTTAAATATCCTGATATTAAATTAGATATTAAGTATGAACTTGCTAATACAAATGTAGGTGTTATAACTGCAACTCCTCTTGTTAGAGGTCCAATTGTAGATGCTTATCTTTATGAGAAAGGAACTGGATATGGATCCGATGTTTTAAATCTTGAGAAAACTGCAACAATAACAGTTAAAACTGGAAAAGAAGCAGAATTAAAACCAATTATTACTGATGGAAAGGTAACATATGTTGAAATACAAAACGGTGGTAAAGAATATACTGCTGCACCAGATTTAAGTTTAGTTGGTATTGGAACTGGACTTGGAGGTAAATTAAGGGCAGTAGTTACTAATGGAAAGATAACTGATGTAATAATAGTTGATCCAGGACTTAAATATCAACAAGATAAAGTTTCTATTAAAGTAGTACCTCCAGGAAAAAATGTAAAAATAGAACCATTTATTAGAGGATTAACTGTTAATAATTTCTCCAGATATGGAAATGAAGCTTTAATAGAAACTACTGATCAATTGGAGTATTCATTTGTTGGATATTCTACTGCTATTGGTAATGATGTTTATAGTGATGATGGACTTAAGCACTCTCCAATTATAGGATGGGCATATGATGGAAATCCAATTTATGGTCCATATGGATATAATGATGGTAAAGATGAAAATTCTGGAATTAGAATACTAAAACCAGGATATGTTACTAATACTTCTAAAATAGAAGATAGACCTGCAATTTCCTCATTTGGTGCTGGATTCTTTGTAGAAGATTATGAATTTGATAGTAGTGGTGATTTAGATGAATATAATGGTAGATATAGTAGAACTCCAGAATTTCCTAATGGAATATACGCATACTTTGCTGGTATAACAACTGATACACGTTTAGCAAGATTTCCATACTTTATTGGTGATAAGTTTAGATCAAATGTAGTTGAAGAAAATTACTCAATTAATCAAAGAGATTTTGACTTTAAAGCACATAATTTAATAAGGAATACTTATCCATATAAAGTATCTGATCCACATGCTGATAATGACTTTATTATTGAATCTAATGAAATTATTGATCAAACTTCAGTTATTGAAGGTACAACAAAAGGAAATATAGATTCTTTCCAAATTATCTCATCTGGTAGTGGTTATAAGATGGGTGATAGTTTTACATTTGATAATACTGGTACATCTGGTGGTGGACTAAATGCTCAAATTGCTAGGATAAAAGGTAAAGATATTACTGATATTACTACTGAAATTAAAAATCATAATGATCCTATTTTTGTTTGGAAGAATTCAAATGAAGTATCTGCTTACATTTCAACATCTCATCCATTAGTTACTAATGAAAATATTGCTATTAGTGGTATAAGAACAGAAGGAACTATTGGAGATACATCAACATTTACTATTAAGAATCTTGCAGGTTCTCATAGCATTGGTGTAACAACTGCAAGAACAGTTCTTTTCCAAGATGTTCCTACTTCTGCAGCAACTGGAATTGTAACTGATATCTATGTTTCTACAATCCCAGATCAGATTTCTGTTGGTAGTAGCATTACTATAGGAACAGAGAATCTTAAGGTTCTTAAGACATTTAATACTAGAAGTATATTAAGGGTACAAAGAGGAATTGCTGGATCAGCACATACAGCATCATCATTTGTTGATTTAGTTCCTAGTTATCTTACTATTCCTGTTGAAACCCCCTATTTTGACTCTAAAGTAGATGATGTAGAATACTTTAACCCACATCAATCAATCGGTATTGGAACTCCTGTAGGTATAGGTACAACAACACTCTATACAAGAGGTGAAGTATCTGAACTTGTTAATATTCCGACTCACAGTATTTACCTACCAAATCACCCATTTAGGCAAGCTCAAGAGGTTGTTCTTAGAAAACCTGCTACTGGATATGCACTAACAGTAACTACTGACGAGAATGCAACTAATTGGCTTCTCCCAGATCCAGCAAATGGAAATAGTCAAACAGTTTATGTTATTAATAAATCTCCAGATTATATTGGTATTGCAACTCAGGTTGGATTAACAACTAATACTTCTGGTGTTGCATTTGTTAGTAATGGTAATAGAGTTGGAACTAGTGATTTTAGATATTCATTAGAGACTAACTATACTCAAATAACAGGAGTTCTTCAGCAAATTACTGCAACAGCAGGAGTTTCAACCGCACATGGATTATTAAAAGGTGATGAGATTACATTTGAGGTAAGACCAGATCAATCAGTTGGTATAGGAACATCAGTATCAATTGACGTTAGATATGATGAATTAAATGAAACTGTTCTAATTAATCCAATTTCAACTAATTCATCGGGTGTTAATGTTGATCTTAATCAATTCACACTTAACTCTCATGGATATAAAACAGGTGATAAGGTTTATTATACTTCTCCCTCTGTTGCTGGTGGATTAACAGATAAGAGAACTTATTATGTCTATAATCAAGGTAATGATGCTTTCAAATTATGTGATACAAGATTAGACGCTCTTAGTGTTCCACCTTTGATTAAAAATATTACATCTAATGGTGGTGGTTCTGCTAAACATGAATTTTCATTAGTTAACCCAAGAATTTCAGTTCTTGAAAATAATAATCTTGTTTTTGATGTATCTCATACTTCTTTAGATGGATATGACTTTAAATTATTCTATGATAATGAGTATAAGAATGAATTTGTTTCAACTGGAAAAACAGATAGTTTTACAGTAACTGGAGTAGGTACAGTAGGTGTTACAACAACTGCAACATTAACTCTAAATTATAGTAATATTAATCCAAAGAGTTTATTCTATAATGTTCAGAAATCTGGATTTATTAGTACGGCAGATACAGACGTTTCCAATTATACAAATATCAAATATGGTGGTAGTGACTACAATGGCACTTATGAAGTATATGGTATTGGTGTAACAGAATTTAGCGTATCTTTAAAAGAAATACCAGAGTCTCTTACTTACTCACAAACAAATACAGAAACTCTACAATATACAACTAATTCACCAACTGCTAGAGGTGGTGTTGATAGAATACAACTTAACTATGGTGGAGCAGGATATAAGAAATTACCATCATTTGTAAGTATTGCATCAACAGAAGGTATTAATGCTAGTGTTTTACCTCAATCTAAAAATATTAATAGAATTGATGATGTTAGAATCCTTGATCCAGGATATGAATATTCATCAGATCCTACATTAACTCCAGAAGCATTTGTTCCTCCTATAGTTTCTGTAATTGATAATACTAAGTTAACTGCTGTTGAAGTAATAGATGGTGGTGCAAATTATACTGGTGCTCCTAATATAGATCTAGTTAATCCAGATACTGGTGAAAAGATAACAACTGGATACTTAGAGGCATTTATAAATCAAGGTTCTTCTTCTATTTCTGGTGTTAATGTTATTCTAGAACCTAAAGGATTAGCTGCAGTTGAGCATAAGGTTTATACTGTAAATAATAATAACGGTCTTTCAGTCAGTAAGGCAGAGTATAATCCTACAACTGGAATTGTAACTTGTACTTTAACCACACCAGTTTTAGGATTTAGTACCGCACCATTTACTGTTGGTGAAAAGATATTTGTGGAAGGGATTCAGCAATATACTGATAGTACTATAACTGGTGGTAATGGGTTTAACTCAGCAGATAATGCTTATAAGTTCTTTGAAATAACAACATTTAACAATGGAAATCCAGCAGAATTAGAGTATAATTTATCAGGAATTGCTACTAATCCTGGTGTTGCAAAAACATCTCAGAATACATACGCTAATGTTGTAAGTATTAATGATTATCCAACATTTAAAGTAACACAAACAAGATCTGACTTCGATTTAGGTGAGAAATTATTAGCATTAATTGGTACTGATTATGTTGAAGTTGATCTTATTGTAACTGAATCTAATGCTGATTCTATTAAAGTAAATGAAGATACCCCAGGTGCCTTTGATTTAACTCCTGGTCAATTAATAAAGGGTGTTAATAGTGGAACTATTGCAACTGTTAATAGTGTAGATCTTAATAAAGCACAATTTGAAATTAATTATTCATTAAGACAGGATCAAGGATGGATTGATAATATTGGTAAGTTGAATGAAGATTATCAAGTTACTCCAGATAATGATTACTATCAGAATTTATCTTACACTGTTAAGAGTCCTATTACATACGAAGAAATAATAAATCCAGTAAATCGTCTTCTTCATACTAGTGGACTTAAGAATTTTGCTGATGTAGGTATAACATCTAGTGTTAATGCTGGTGTAACTGCTGCTACAGAAGATTTTGTAATTTCAGTTGATTTATTGGAAGAGAAGAGAGTAGATACTATTAATAACTTTGATCTTACACTTGATGTTGATACTTTTGGTGGTAAATCTAAATTCTTGAAATTTAGAAATACGAAATTATCTCCTTATGTTGAATGTAGGACTAATAGGGTTTTGGAGATAGATGATATTAGTCCATTATTCTCTAATGCTCAAGCAAACTTAGATCCATTTATAGAATTACCTATTAATGATAATTATGCCAATTTCTTAGTTCAGGTAAGAAATCCAAATAACGGTAATATTCAAATATCTGATATTGTTCTCTTTAAGGATGAAAATGATGTATTTACTTTAGAAAGAGCAAAAGTACATAGTACTTCATCAGAATTAGGTGAAATAAAAGCAGAGATGGATGCTGCTGATAATATAACACTTAAATTTACTCCTGATGATCCATTCCTTAATGATTATGATCTTAAAGTCTTTAAGAGTTCATTTAATACTGATCTTTCTGGAATAGGAACACAATCAATTGGATTTGTTGATTTAACAGGTGTAAACAAAATAGTAAGTGCTGGAACATCTCAATTAATTATTCAAGATAATACTACTGATATAGATGCTTATTTTGCTGCTATTGAAGTAGTTGATAAGGTAACGACACAATCAAATTATGTTGAGTTATATCTAACTCATGATGGAACAAATGTTTATACTGGTGAGTATTATACAGATTCTGAAGATGGATCTATATCCAATTTCATAGGAACATTTACTTCTAATCTTAGTTCTAATATATTATCTTTAACTTATGAAAATAATACTTCTAATCAAGTTGATGTTAGAACAAGAATTATTGGTATAGGAACAACTGCTGCTGGAATTGGAACATATAGATTTAAGAAAACAGGTCAATCTGATGGAACTGAAAGAACTGTTAATTTTGAAACTAATTATGAAAATCCAGTTGGATTAGGTACTACTACTGTTATTCAATTAGAAAAGAGTAAGATATCGACTGTTAAGAGTTTTGTAAGGGTATCTACTGGAAATACCAGTGCAATGCATCAGGTAATGATGGCACATGATGGTACTGATAGTAAAGTTACCACATATCCATTCTTATCTATTGGTAGTACTTCTGGAATTGGTACATTTACCTCAGAGTATAGTGGATCAAACTGGAATTTAGTTTTCCATCCAGATGCTAAATTTAGTTCTGGAAGTTTACAGATTCAAAGTTTCAATGAAGCAATCTATACTGATAGTGATTTGGTCAATATTCCACCAGACTTACAGTATGGAACAGCTACAGATTCATTAAAACTTCTCCAATATAATGCTACTAATGGTACTAGAGTTGATAGAAAAGATTTTGAGATTAATTATAATGGAACACCAATTTTTGAAAAGAAATTTGATCCTTCAGATTCAGCAGTATTAAATCCAGTAACTGGTATTTTTACTATTAAAGATCACTTCTTTGAAACTGGTGAAAAGTTAATTTACACTCCAAATGATACTTTCTTGGGTGGTTCTATTACAGGTATTGGAACTCTTGCTTCTGGAGATATGCCTACAGATGTTTATGCAATTAAAGTTGATAAAGATACATTTAAACTTGCATTATCTTTAGCAGAAGCTGATGCTGGACTTGGAAAGACATATGTATCTGTTGGTGCTGGTAATGCTCATGAATTGGAAATGAGTAAGAAACTTGAAAAGAGTTTACTTTCAATTGACGGTGTAATCCAATCTCCACTTGCATATACTCCAGTAAATACAACTTTATCATATGCATTAACTGATTCTGCAACTATATTTGGTGTTGCTGGTATTACATCTATTGCGACAAATAGTATTGTAAAAATAGATAATGAGTATATGAAAGTGACCAATGTTGGACTTGGTACAACTTCTGTCGGACCAATAACAAATACTGGTACAGTTAATATATTGGAAGTAGAAAGAGGAGTTGTTGGATCTGCTGCAACATCACATAATACTAGTGCTTCTACTAGAGTGTATGGTGGATCTTATAATATGGTTGGAAATAAGGTTTATTTCACAGAATCTTTAATTGGAAAAAATACAACAGTTAAGAATTCTTCAAATCTTGCATTCCCAAGAGCTACATTTAACGGAAGAGTATATCTTAGAAAAAATTATAGTACAAACGTAGTTTTTGATGATATTTCTGAATCATTTACTGGAATAGGTCAAACTTATAGGGTAACTGTTGGTGGTGCTAATACTATTGGAATTACAACTGGAAGTAGTCTTGTCTTGTTGAATGGAATATTCCAAGATCCTTCCACTACTAATAATGCTAATAATAATTATGAGTATGTTGGGTCTGCATCTTCAACTAAGATATCATTTACTGGTATTACATCTACTAATGGTGAGATTATTATTGATCCAAATAATGTTAACCAGAATCAACTTCCAAGAGGTGGTGTAATTGTATCTCTAGGATCTACTGGTGGATTAGGTATTGCACCTCTATCTGGAGCAAAAGTAAAACCAACACTTAATGTTACTAGAGGAATTGCTGGTATTTGTGGTATTCCTACAACTGGTAAGACTTATGGAATTACTACAGCATCATACAATAATAATACTGGTGAAGTTGAAATTACAACTACAACAACTCATGAATTTAAGGAAGTAAATGAACCAATTAAACTATCTGGATTAGAATTTACTTGTGTTGGATCTCTTAATGTATCAAATGCTGTTTATAATCAAACTACTGGTGATTTAGTATTAACTGTTGGATCTCATAATAGACCAGTAGGTAGTGGAATTACATTTAACAATAATTCACTAACCTTTAAGTGTAATCAAGATAATTACAGTTCTAATCACACATATCCTCGTGGTGCTACTGACCCTGTTGGTAATGGTGTAACTGCTTATATTACAGCAACAAGTGCTAATACACTTACAGTTAATGTTGGTGTTGGAACAACTGCTATTCACCAATTCGTAAGTGCTTCAAACCCTGCTATTAACTTTGGCGGAGATCATACTGGTATAACAACAACATTCTTCCCAGATGCTTATGCAGATAGATCATTCCCAATTAGTGGTATTCTTTCTACTCGAACATTTACCGCAAATGTTGGTGTAAGTACTATTCCACACCAATATGTTGGTGCAGGTACTGTTTATGAATATCATGCTGATTTAGAATGGGGTTCTGGATATAGAAATCCAGTTTCTGTAGGTGTTACTGATATAGCTTACGGTCATAAGTTTGTTAGTGCAGCAACAGGTGCTATTACTGGTACAGGTGGTCCATTCACACCAACAAATGCAGTATATGAATCTCATACTGGAACACTTACTTTAACTATTCCAAGTCACGGTAGAACTAGTGGTAATGTACAGATTGTAGAAAATTCACTTACATTTACTTGTTCTAGAGATAATTATCAAACTGAACATACTTATCCACGTCCAGCATTTGTTCATCAATTTGTAAGTGCCGTTACTAATGCTGTTGATGGAAATAAGACACCAACTGCTGCTACTTACAATGCTGCAACTGGTGCTTTAGAATTAACCTTTGGTAGTGCTCACGGAAAGAGTAATGGACAAACTATAACGATTGCTAATAATTCTCTAACATTCAGATGTTCAAAAGATAATTATACATCAGATCATACTTATCCAAGAACAACTGACCCTGCATCTGGTGCTAACTTAACAGTTTCTGGTGCTACTTCAACCAAATTAACAGTTAATGTCGGTAAGTCCAGAACAGGAGACCCTGCTGCTGGTGCTCAGAACCTAGCAATTACTGTAATTGATACAGATACCTTATCAGTTAATGTTGGTGCTGGTGGTGGAGCAGGAACAGGTGCTGTAGTAACAGCAACTGTAGTAGATAATACTCATAATTATGTTGGTGGTACAGCAACAGGTGCGATAATACCAAATGCTTGGGGTACTACACCATTTAATGTTAATGCTGCGACTTATAATCCAGAAACTGGTATTTTAGTTGTAACAACCACTTCTAATCATGGTTTAAGTGCTAGTGATACTATTGGTATTAAGACATCTTCTCTCACATTTACTTGTGCTCAAGATAATCATAATAGCAATCATTCATATCCTAGAGTTGGTGATCCTATAGATGGACTTATAAACTTAGCGATTACAACTCCAACAGCAAATACAATTTCTGTTAATGTTGGTAAAGCACCTAAAGGAACTGGTGGTGCATTGAAATTTGATATTACTGGTGTTGGTACTGATTATGTAAATCCAAAGATATTTGTAGATTCTCCATCTTATTCAAATCTTGGAATAACTGGTGTTTCTAGAAGAGGTATTGGTTCTACTACAGATACTGGAACAGGTGTTAAATTATCTGTTGCTGTTGGTGGTGCTAATACAGCAGGTATTGGATCTACATCATTTACTGTTACCGAATTTGATATTCACAATTATGGATATAACTTTAGAGAAGGAGATGTATTTAAACCAGTTGGATTAGTTACAGATAGGTTCCGTAATAGTTCTGCTATGGATGATTTTGAACTTACTGTTCTTAACACATATAATGATAAATTCTCTTCTTGGAATATGGGTGAATTTGATTATATTGATTCTATTAAGGATCTTCAGGATGGAGCAAAAACTAGATTCCCATTATTCTATAACTCAACATTATTAAGTTTTGAAATTGATCCTAATGATCAAAATTCTTCTCTAATTGATCTTAATGCACTATTATTAGTAATTGTAAATGGTGTAGTACAAGATCCTGGCGAATCTTACACGTTTGATGGGGGAACTTCATTTGCATTTAAGGTTGCACCTGGTCCCGAAGATAATATTTCAGTATTCTTCTATAAAGGAACAGATGGTGTTGATAGTACAATAGTTGGTGCTGGTTCATCAGTATTCCCAACAATTAAACATGGTGACGTTATACAAGTATCTAAATTTGCAACTGCTGGTATAACAACTACTCAAGATCCAAGAACAATTTACTCTGTTGCTGCATCAGATAAGGTAGAAACTAATCTATACGGTGGAGTAGGTATTGATGAGGTTAATTATAAACCAGTAAATTGGACTAAGCAGAAAATTGATAAGAGAGTCGGTGGAGATATTGTTTATAAAACAAGAGATTCTATAGAATCTTTAGTATATCCAACTTCTAGAATAATTGGAGATTTAGGTACAACAGACACTCAATTATTTGTTGATAATGCAAGATTCTTTAATTATGAAGAAGATTGGTCTACTATTACAATTAATAGTGTTGGTGGATTGATTGTTAGTGGAGAAACCCCAGTTGCTGCAGGATTAACTGCAACAGTAGGTGCTGGAGGAACAATATCCGCATTAACAATAACAGGTGGTGGTAGTGGATATGTAGGAGCAACAACTTCTATTTCAATATCTGCACCTCATGCTATAGGAGCTGGTGTTGGAGCAACTGCAACTGCAACAGCAACTATTACTAATGGAATAATAACTAATACTACTATTACAAATGGTGGTATTGGATATACAGTAACTGCTCCTCCTCAAGTAATTGCACCTTTCCCATCATACAATAAAGAAGATATTGATTCTATTAGTACAATTCAGGGATATGATGGTGTTGTTACTGGAATTGCAGTAACTGATGGGGTAGGAACTCATGATCTTGCAATTAAGTTCACTCTTCAAATGGATATTACAAATAATCCAAATGCAGCACTTAATCAGTTACAAGCTGGATATCCAATTTATATTTTTGATACCCAAGTTGGTCATGGAGTAACTTCAGTTTCTAGTAATAATGCAACAGTTGTTGGAGTTGGTACTACATGTGTAGATAATGTCTATAAGATAAATTCTATATCACTTAGTTCTCCTCTCGCTATTGTTACCTGTAATGTTGATACTGGAATTACCAGTACTGGAATTAGTACTTCTGTTGGAATAGGAAGTGCAATTGGTAGATTCTCTTGGGGAAGACTATCAGGATTCAGTAGATCTACTGATCCAATTTCTATTGGTGTAACAGGTCGCATTACATCTGGATTATCTACATATCCATCAATCCAAAGAAGAGATTACGGTCTAAGAAGCACTGGTGCTACAAGAAAGGATCTCGGCTAGTATAAATACAGAAAAAAGCTAATAATATGGCTGCTATTGTAACAGATCAATTTAGAATACTGAATGCTAATAACTTTGTAGAGACAGTAGAAAACTCTACAAATTCTTATTACGTATTTCTAGGTCTTGATAACCCATCCTCTGTTGGTTTTGGGAGAACATCTACATGGGATACAAATACTCCCAATCCTGTAGATAATTTCAATAATATGAATCATGTTGGTGACACCATGATGTTTGGTAAGAAAGTAACGAGTGCTAATATTAGAAGGTTGGTCAGAAGAGTTAATTGGACTCAAGGATCCAGATATGAAATGTATCGTCATGATTACAGTATTACTAATCTTTCACCGATTACACGTTCTGCAAGATTATATGATGCAAACTATTATGTAATGAATAAGAACTACGATGTTTATATTTGTATTGATAATGGTGCTACTGGAATAAGTACGACTGGTAATGCTTCACAAGATGAACCACTATTTACTGATTTGGAACCATCAAGAGCAGGTGAGAGTGGTGATGGATATATTTGGAAGTATCTTTTCACAGTACCTCCTAGTGATATTATAAAATTTGATTCTACAGAATATATTTCTGTTCCTAATAATTGGTCTACTGCTACTGATACTCAGATACAATCTGTTAGAGAGAATGGTGATTCTGATTTAAATAACAATCAAATTAAAAAAGTTTATGTTGATCAGCAAGGTTCTGGTTATTCTCAAAATGTTATAGGTAAAGAAGTTGATATTATAGGTGATGGTAGTGGTGCTAAAGTTGTCTTAGATACTAATAGTTCTGGACAAATAACTAAAACTACTGTTTCTTCTGGTGGTAAAAACTATAGTTTTGGAATGGTTGATTTAGGACCAATTGGAAACTCTGCAGTTTCTGCTGGTAATTATGCTAAATTAATTCCAATTATTCCACCATCAAAAGGACATGGATTTGATTTATATAAAGAATTGGGAACAGATAAGATCCTAATCTATGCTAGATTTGATGATTCTACTAGAGATTTCCCAGTTGATACTAAATTTGCACAGATTGGAATTGTAAAAAATCCAACTGTAACTGGATCTGCAACAACATTTACTGATAATCAATATTCATCAGTAAATTCAGTTAAATTATCAACATCAAGTGGAACTCCTACTATTGGTGAAAAAATCAATCAAATAGTGACTGGAGGTACTGCAGAAGGATACATTGTATCCTATAGTACAGATACTAAAGTTTTAAAATACTTCCAAGACAGATCGTTGTATTTTAATCAAACAACTTTAGATCAAACTGATTATGTTGGGGTTACTACAGAAGCTAAGGTTTTATCTTTTGAATCTTCAGCAAATAATATAGTTGCACCTGGAAGCGGATTCCAAGGATCCGTTGATACTAATTTCACTGGAATTAGTACAAACCCAACAGGTAACAAACTTATACCTCTCGGAGTTAACTTTACAAATGGACTTGCAAGTCCTGAGATAAATAAAGGGTCAGGTGAAATAATCTATCTAGACAATAGACCAACTATCACCAGAAACTCTCGACAAAAAGAAGACGTTAAGATCATCTTGGAATTCTAAAGTAAAATGCCACAAAAGACGAATTTAAATATAAATCCTTATTACGACGATTTTAATAAGGAAGATAATTTTTACAAGGTATTATTTAAACCAGGACAACCTGTTCAGGCTAGAGAGTTAACTACTCTTCAGTCACAGTTACAGAATCAAATAGAGTCTTTTGGTAGTCATATCTTTAAAGAAGGATCAATGGTGATCCCTGGAAATATTAACTATGATGGACAATATTATTCACTGAAGATAAATAATGACCATTTAGGGATACCTGTATCATTATACACTGATAAATTAAAAGGTAAAAGATTAAAGGGAGAAGATACTGGTATTATTGTAAGTGTTGATGATTATAAGTTAGCAGGAGATACTTCAGAAATAACACACCTTACACTTTTTGTTAAGTATGTTGAGTCTGGAGAAGATAATACAATATCTACATTAAATGATGGAGAAAATCTATTAGTTGAAGAATCATTTGTTTATGGAAATACTCCTATAAATGCGGGAGATTCTGTAGCAACTCTTATTGATACTGATGCTTCATCTACTGGATGTGCAGTTGGAATTTCTTCTGGAGTTTATTTTATTAGAGGAACATTTGTAGATGTTTCTACTGATAAGTTAGTTTTAGATCCATATTCAAACTCTCCTTCATATAGGGTTGGTTTAGATATCCAAGAGGATATTGTTACTGCTAAAGAAGATTCTAAATTATATGATAATGCTAGAGGGTTCTCAAACTTTGCTGCACCAGGTGCTGATAGGTTTAAGATTTCAACTACTCTAATTAAAAAGAGTCTATCTGATCAAAATGATACTAGTTTTGTAGAATTAGTTCGATTAGATGATGGAGAAATTAAGAAATTACAAAATAAATCACAATATTCAATAATTAAGGATTACTTTGCTCAAAGAACTTTCGATGAATCTGGAAGTTATTCGGTAGAGCCATTTGAAGTAGAAATTGCTAATTCATTAAATGATGGTATTTCTAATGAGGGTGTCTTTAGGTCAACTGAAGTAACAGAACAAGGAAATACACCAACTGATGATTTAATGGCAGTTAAGGTGTCTGCAGGAAAGGCATATGTTAAAGGATACGATAGTGAAAAGATTGGAACTACTGTATTAGATGTAGAAAAACCAAGAGATACGCAAACTGTAGATTCATCTTTGGTTTCTTATGAATTTGGTACAAAATTTAGGATTAATCATGTTCTTGGTGTAACACCTACTGCTATTAATACAACTCAGACTATAGGATTATGGAATCAAAGAAGTGCTAGTAATACTGCAGGTTCAGGACAACAAATAGGTGATGCTAAAGTTTATGCCTGTAATCTAACTGATAGTCAGTATAAAGATCATACTACTGAATTTGATCTTTATCTCTTTGATATTCAAACTTGGACGATAGTTACAACTAATAGAAATTTATCTAATATTGAGTTACCTGCAGGTTCTTTTGTTAGGGGTATAAGTAGTGGTGCAACTGGATATGCACAATATCAGGGTGGTGGAGATTATACACAGGAACTCACACAAGTTTCTGGTACTTTTGTTAAAGGTGAACAGATCATAATTAATGAAAATCCCCAATATACAGCATCATTGATTGCTGTAACCGTATATGGTATTCAAGATATTAAATCAGTTTATCAAGATACTAGTACTCTTTCTGGATATTCTGTTGACTTTGTAGCAGACACCGTTCTTGAAAATTGGTTACCAGAACAATTTAATGTTGTTAATAATATTAGTATAACTGGTGCTGCTGCTACTGTACCTGGAAAAAATTGGTCGGGTGTTAAACTGGGATCAGTTATTAAGTATACAAAACCTGCCGCAACAGTACCTACATTTAATAGAATTAGTGCAGTTGCTGCAGACCTTAATTCAGTAACTCTTGCTAGTTGTCCTAATATAGCTGGTGTATGTGATGGTTCATTAGCACCAATTACTGGTCTTGAGGTATCTTCATTTACTCTAGGAGCAACAAAAGTTGGTCTTAGCAATACTAAAGGTCTATATGCACCATTAGATAGATCTGATATATCTGATGTAAGTTTAACTAATTCTAATTTAATAGTCGGAAGTCAAATTACAGGTGAAACCACTAACGGTAGTGGTGTATTAAGTGTTAATATCTCTGCTACTGGCATATCTAGTGCTTTCTTTGAATCATATGATGCTGAAAGATATAGTGTCACATATTCTAATGGTACTCAAGGTATAATTAATTCTAGTAAATTTATATTGGGTGCAGATGGGCAATCATTTACTATTAATGATTTATTAGCTAATCAGAGTAATGTTGTAGTTAATACCACTGTTAAGAAACAAGGTATTAAGAGTAAGAAAAAAGATTTTGTTAGAAGTCAAAGAAAAGATGTATTATATACTGCTGTAGGTGTTAATACAGTAGGTAGTGGATTACCTATTAATGGTAGTTATGGTATAAGAATTGAAGATAAGGAAATTTCATTAAATGTTCCAGATGCGACAAATATAGTTGGTGTATATGAATCAATAGACACTGCAAAACCAATTTTGGATCAATTAGTATTCATTAGTGGTCTTAATTTAAATACTGCTTCTATTGTTGGTGAAAGAGTTAGTGGTGCAACTGGTGGAGCAGTAGCACAAATAACTGCCAGAATTAATGCAACTACTATTGAGATTGCTTATCTAACTCCAATGAAATTTATAATAGGAGAACTTGTTACTTTCTCTGAATCAAATATTAGTAGTAATCTTCAGAATATAACAGTAGGAAGTTACTTAGATATTACTAATAGGTTTACACTAGATAAAGGTCAAAGAGAACAGTATTATGATTATTCGAGAGCAGTTAGAAGAGAGAATTTCCCACCACCATGTAAGACTTTAAGTATAATCTTCAATAGTTTTGTTGTTCCTAGTGGCGATACTGGTGATGTTTATACTGTAGAATCTTATGATGATGAAAGATTTGGATCCGATGTTCCTCATTTGGCAGATGGATTAAGGACATCAGATACTTTAGACTTTAGACCAAGAGTAGTACCAACTAGTTCTACAGTTGTTTCACCACTTTATCCTGCAAGTAGAGATTTTGGAGCAACTGGTAACGTTAATGCATCCTTTATCGTTACTCCAAATGAAAGTTCATTGGTAGGATATACTTATTATCTACCAAGAGTTGATAAGGTAATGTTAGATACTCTTGGAAATATTTCGGTAGTTAAAGGAACTTCTTCTCCAGATCCACAGGAACCAGCGAATATTGAAAATGCAATGACACTTGCAACGATTACGCTTCCTGCATATCTTTATGATCCACAAGATGCAGAAATAAAGCTTGTTGATAATATAAGATATACAATGAGAGATATTGGTGATTTAGAAGATAGAATTGAAAACTTAGAAATAGTTACTTCATTAAGTTTATTAGAACTTGATACAAAGACTTTCCAAGTTCAAGATGCAGATGGATTATCTAGATTTAAGACTGGATTCTTTGTAGATGACTTTAAGAACAATCATTTATTAGATCTATCAGATCCAGATTGTAAGTGTGATATTAATGTTACTAAGAAGGAATTAAATGTTCCATTAGATTTTTATTCACTTAAACCAGAATTAGCATTAAGACCTGATATTAATACAGCAACTGCTGATTTCTCAACAAATCTAGAGTTATTAGATTCTAATGTCAGAAAAACTGGTGATTTAATTACTCTTGATTATTCAGAGAAAGGATGGATTGAACAACCATTAGCTTCTAGAGTAGAGAATGTCAATCCATTTAATATGATTGAATTCACTGGAACTATTGATTTAAGTCCATCTACTGATACTTGGATTAGAAATATACAAGTTAGTGGTGGAACAAGAAGAATTACTGGTGGTTTTGATGGATCATATACTGAAACTATTAAAACTAGTAGTGCTCCAGATACACATATTAGATCAAGAAACGTTGCATTTATTGCAAGAGGATTGAGACCTGTCGCTAGACATTATCCATTCTTTGATAGTACTAGTGGAATTGATGTAGTTCCAAAACTTGTTGAGGTTTCTATGACAAATGGAACATTTGTCAAAGGTGAGACTGTAGATGTTTATGCTTCAGATGGAACTCAAGTAGCAGTAATGAGACTTGCTCAACCAGATCATAAAGAAGGTAATATTACCAGTCCTGATGTTACATATAACGCAAATCCATATAATACTTCAGTTAGTTTAGGAACTGCTTATTCAGCATCTGCTACTGTTTTAAATATTGATATTAATTCATTAACTGATGAAGCACAGGGTTCTTATTGGGGATATATTCCAACTGGTACTGGAATTACGGTTTTAGGAAGATCTAGTGGTGCTCAAGCAACAATTAGTGATGTAAGATTAGTCTGTGACACTTATGGTGATTTATTAGGATCATATTGGTTTAGAGATCCATTAGCAAGTCCTCCACCACCATTAAGATGGAGAACTGGTACTAGAACATTTAAACTTACATCTAGTTCATCAAATGCTACTCCATTACCTGGAAGTTTATTAATTAGTAGTGGAGAAACAACATATACTGCTACTGGTATAGTAGAGACATTTAGAAATACTTTAGTTATTGTAAGAAGACCACCCCCACCACCACAAACTTGTGACCCTCTTGCACAATCATTTACAACCGATGAAACTGGTGCTTTCGTAACTGCTGTTGATCTTTATTTTGGTAATAAAGATGAAAATGAGAAATTAACAGTTCAAATAAGAACAGTTGAATTAGGTACACCTACAACTCAGGTTGTACAGGATTATGCTACTATTACTTTAGATCCATCTCAAATTAATACTTCTCCAAATGCGGAAGTAGCAACTAAAGTAACTTTCCCATCCCCTGTTTATCTAGAACCACGTACTGAGTATGCAATAGTAATTCTTGCACCAACTACAAATAATTATGAATCGTGGATTGCTCAAATGGGCGAAAGAACTGTAAATACTCAGAGTTTACCAAATGCAGAATCTGTAATGGTTACTCGTCAGTATGTTGGTGGAAGTCTATTTAAATCGCAAAATGGATCTATTTGGACACCAAGCCAATTTGAAGATCTTAAGTTTAAACTTTATAAAGCTGAATTTATAACCGATCCAGGTACAGTTTATTTCTATAATCAAAATCTTGGATCTGGATCACATTCTATACCTAGATTAGATAGTAACGGTATTAAGACACTACCTAGAAAATTAAGAGTTAAACATACTGCTACAACTCATGCAGCAACTCTTGTTAACTTGGGTGTTGGTGCAAAGGTTAGTGAAGGTGCTGCTGGAGGAACTGGTCCAACTGGAATTGTTGAAAGAGTTGGTGGTCCTATTAATACAGGTACAGTTACTAATCCTGGTACTGGATATGTTAATGCAACATATACTAATGTTCCACTTTATAATATAACTGGTAATGGTACTGGTGGACAGGCAACAGTTGTTGTTTCAGGTGGAGTTGTTGCTTCAATAAGTTCTTTTGGTGCAGCAGGTAGTGGTTATATAGCTGGTGATGTTGTAGGTCTTACTACTGCATCTGCTGGATTATCAGGTATTGGTGCAGAATTAACTATTACATCCACTGCATCACAAGATACAATGTATCTGAAAGATGTTCACGGTGAAGCATTTACTGCTGGTCAAGATCTAGTTTATTATTCTGGTGCTAGTAGAGTAGCATTAGGTAGTACTGATGTTGTATCTTCTGCATTAATTGATGACCTTTATACTGGTGATGTTCTTGAAATTAATCAGTATAATCATGGTATGACTGCAGATCTGAATGTAGTTGAATTATCAAATATTGAACCAAATACTCCTCCTGTTCTTCTAACAGATAATTTGGATATTGGTGATCAAATAATTTCTGTTGCAAGTACTGCTGGATTTGTTGATTATGATGGTCAAGCAAATATTGATAAAGGATATGTTAAGATTAATAGTGAAATTATTTACTATGAGAGTGTTGGAACCAATCAATTAGGTATTGGAACTAGAGGTGTAGAAGGTACTGTAGAAAGAACTCACGTTGCAAATGATGTTGCATATAAGTGGGAGTTGAATGGTGTTGGATTGAATAGAATTAATCAAACTCATACATTACCAGCTGCTTTAGGTAATTATAGAACTATTGATAAGTATCACGTACAAATTCCAAGAACTGATTTACCTACGGGAGATACTCAGTTAAGCTTTAATAATGAAGCAAATCTTGGTGGAAATAATATATGGGCTTCTCAGAATTTCCAATACAATAAAATTATTCCACAGTTTAATTTATTAACTCCTAGTGATGAAACTACAATTAGTAGTCAATTAAGATCAGTTTCTGGTACAAGTGCTAGTGGAACTGAAATTTCATTCATAGATAAAGGATATGAGAACATTACTCTAAATCAACCAAATAGGTTAACCACACCTAGAATAGTTTGTTCAGAGATTAATGAAACTACTCATTTAACTGCTTTACCTAAGAGTAGGTCAATGACTCTTGCAGTTCAATTTAATACTACTGATAGTAATCTATCTCCAGTATTAGATACAATGAATGGAGTTATTGTTTATGAAAGAAGTAGACTTAATTCTCCAATCTCTGATTATGCTAAGAATGGTGAATCTGACAATCCTTCTGGAGATCCTCATGCAGCAGTTTATATTACAAAGAGAGTTGATCTAAAGAATCCTGCAACTTCCTTAAAGGTATTAGTTGCTGCTTATAGACATTCTTCTGCTGACTTTAGAGTACTTTATCAACTTATTAAAGAAGATACTTCAGATGCTGAATTGTCTTGGGATCTATTCCCTGGATATGATAACCTAAATGATTTTGGAACTACTGGTCAAAGAATTATTGATGTTGCTAAGAATACAGGTCGTGCTGATTACTTTGTTCCTGCAAGTAATGATAATCAATTCTTAGAGTATCAATTTAGTAGTGATGATCTTGTAGCGTTTACTGGATTTAGAATTAAGTTAGTTGCTAGTGGAACTAATGAAGCATATGCACCAAGATTCCAAGACTTTAGAGTTATTGCTTTAGCATAATGATAAGAGTTGAGGGTCATAAGAATCTTTATAGAGATGAAGATTCTGGTGCTATTATAAATCATGATACGAATGGATATTCTGAATATATCAAGATGAGGGATCTGAAAAGATCCCAAAAAGATGAAATTGATAAATTAAAGAATGAGATTACAGAGATTAAGTCTTTACTTAAGGAGTTAGTTAATAATTCTAATTAGTGTTAGCCTAAATATACTTTAGATCCTGAAAATATTTTTATAAATGGCAGTTTACGTAAGTAACCTAACCGTAAATACTGGAACAACTTTTTCCCAAATTTTTAATTTGGAAAGTACATCATCCAATGCACCCACAGATTTGACTGGATATACCATTCAAGCTCAAATGAGAAAGCATCCTGATGCACCAACAAAGACTGATTTTGTATCTACTATTGTATCTCCTTCATCAGGGAGAATTAGAGTAGGTTTAAGTACATCAGCTACTAGAGATCTTGCACCAGGTAGGTATATGTATGATGTATTAATTACAGATCCTGTAGGAGAAGTAACCAGAGTTGTAGAAGGATCAGTTATGGTTAGGCAAGGAGTGACCAAATAATGGCAGACATTAAAGTAAGAGTTGGACAACAGAACGCTATTAAGGTTGCATCCTCATTGGCGGGAAATGTTAGCGGTACTTTATCTGGTCTGAATGATACAAATATTAGTAGCCCGCAAAATGGAATGGTGTTGGTTTATAATGCTAGTACTCAGAAATGGGACGCTACATTAGACTTAACTCCAGGAGCAGCACAAAATTTGGACATCAACGGAGGTAGCTTCTAGAAATGGCAAGTATTATACGAATAAAAAGATCGACTGGAACTACTGCCCCAGGTTCTCTAGCATTTGGTGAATTAGGTGCTACTCTAGACGGAAGTGGAACACAAGCAAATAAAGGTGATAGAGTCTTTATTGGTGATAATGGTGGAAATGTACAAGTAATTGGTGGTAGATATTATACAGACTTATTAAGTATTGCACCAGGTTTAGTTGCTGGTCAGGCAAACCCAACTGCAGCTGCAAGAGGTTTTGTTCCTATTCTTGACCAAAATCGTAAGGTAGATGAGTGGAATGTAGATAATTTAACATTAAATGCTAATACTGTTTCAACTACTAATACTGATGGAGATCTTTATTTAAATACAGATGGTTCTGGTGAAGTTATTATTCCAGATGATAAGTTTTTAACATTTGGTGATAGTAAAGATGCAAAGATAGAATATGATGAAAATGGAACTGATCAAGTTACTGTTACAGGTGCTGATTGGAGATGGAATATTGCTACAGATTCAGCAACTAAAGATACAGGTGCTGCTATCTTTGAAGGTGGTGTAGGTATAGAAAAGAGTTTAAATGTTGGTGGTAACTTTACAGTTGCTGGTGTATCAACATTTACTGGAATAACTACATTTACAGGTGATCTTTATGTTGGTGGAGATCTCCACGTTGGTGATGATATAGTATTTGATGAGATGACTGCCAGAAACATAAAAGTTACTGGTATATCTACTTTTGAAGGTAATATATTTCAAACAGGTGGAACATTTACTGCTTTAGATGCAAGATTGGGTGGTGTTGGAATTTCATCTAATATAATTTCAACTAAGCAAGGTCATGGAACTACATTGTACATTGACCCATATCCAGATGGTTTAAGTAATGAAGGTACAGTAGTTGTTAAAGGTGACTTACAAGTAGATGGTACAACTACTACTGTTAATTCTAGTGTTGTATCAGTTAATGATCCTATTTTTGTTATTGGAGATGTAACCAGTAAGAGAACTGTAATGACTACAGTTGGATCTGGAACAACTCTAGTTGTATTAGATTCTGTTGTTGGTATTAATACAGGTGATATAGTTACAGGAAGTTCAAGTATTCCAAATAATACTTCAGTTCATTCTTACATAACTCCCCATAGTGGTAGTGGTATTGGTACTATTTTCATTAGTAATAATACTACTGGTGGTATTGCAACAACAACTCAGTTAACACTTACTGCTGCATACGATACTCAGACTGATCGTGGTATCGCTTTTGATTATAATACCAGTTCTGGTACTGGCAATAACAAGAAGGGATTCTTCGGATATTCTGATGCTGGTGGTGATGGTAGTAACGCACCTGAAAGAGCATTTACTTATGTTCCTGATGCGACTATAACTGGTAATGTAATCAGTGGTACAAGAGGTGCATTAGACATCAAGGATATATACTTCCAGACTGGTGATTTTGATGCTACTGGTAATGGTATCGTTTATTTCGATACTACTGGTAAAATGGTAGGTGCAGCAGCAACAACTGCTGGTATAACTACTTCTAACTTTGTATTAACCACTGATGCTTCTGGTATACCAAAATGGACTAGCGTTCTTGATGGAGGAACCTTCTAAACACTATGATTGAACAAAATAATGAAGTTGATGTGAACACCTTGATTAAAATTTATAATCAAAAAATTGCTACATTGACAAACCAAAATATACTTTTGGAAGCAAAATTAAACACCATTAAACAGGATTATTTAAATCTTAAGGAATTACAAGAACAAAAAGATGGCGAAACCAGCAACTAAAATTGAGGTAGAACAATGGTAGGACATGCTGTAGGTAGTAGAAGTTCATTTAGAGAATATTGTCTTAGAAGATTAGGTGCTCCTGTTCTTGAAATTAACGTTGATGATGAGCAAGTAGAAGATCTAATTGATGATGGTATTCAATTTTTTAATGAACGCCATTTTGATGGTGTTGAAAGAATGTATCTTAAATATGAGATAACACAAGCAGATATTGATAGGGGAACTGGAAAAGATACTACTGGAGTTGGTATAGTAACTACTACGGCATCATCTACAAATGTAAGTGGTCTAGGAACAATAACTTCTAATTGGTATGAAACATCTAATTTCTTAGAAGTTCCAGATTCTGTTCTTGGAGTAGAAAAGATATTTAAATTTGATACTAGTACAATTTCTGGTGGGATGTTTAGTATTAAATATCAGTTATTCTTGAATGATTTGTATAGATTCAATTCTGTTGAATTGCTACAATATGCAATGACGAAGAGTTATCTAGAAGATATAGATTTTTTACTTACAACAGATAAGCAAATAAGATTTAATAAGAGACAAAATAGATTATATATGGATATTGATTGGGGTCAAGAATCTGTAGGTAATTGGTTAATTTTAGATTGTTATAGGGCATTAGATCCAGCAACCTATAATAATATATTTAATGATCTTTTCTTAAAACAATATGTAACTTCATTAATCAAAAAACAATGGGGTCAAAATTTATTAAAATTTAGAGGAACAAAATTACCAGGTGGAATTGAACTTAATGGTAGAGAAATTTATGATGATGCTGTTAAGGAATTAGATGATATTAAATCAAGAATGGCACTCGAATATGAGTTACCACCTTATGACTTTATTGGTTAGGGGGACTTATGGCATTAAACCCGTTTTTTCTCCAAGGCTCTCAGAATGAGCAAAATCTTGTTCAAGATTTAATCAATGAGCAGCTAAAGATTTATGGAGTAGAAGTAACTTATATACCTAGAAAATACGTAAGAAAACAAACTGTTTTAAAAGAAGTTCAATCATCTGTTTTTGATGATAATTTTTTATTGGAAGCATATGTAGATACTTATGAGGGATATAGTGGTCAGGGTGATATAATGACTAAGTTTGGTGTTAGTTTAAAGGATGAATTAACAGTAACTATATCCAAAGAAAGATTTGAAGATTTTATATCTCCATTTTTGGATGCTATGGATAATGATGAGGTAGAGGTATCAACTAGACCTCGTGAAGGAGATTTAGTTTATTTTCCATTAGGACAGAGATTATTTGAAGTTAAGTTTGTAGAACATGAGAATCCTTTTTATCAATTAGGAAAAAATTATGTTTATCAACTTAAATGTGAATTATTTGAATATGAGGATGAGGTTCTTGATACTGATATTGAGGCAATTGATACTCAACTAGAAGATCTTGGATTTATTACTACACTTAATTTAATTGGTACTGGTGCTACTGCTACTGCTAATGCTACACTAACTCCTGCAAATAAAGGATATGTTAGGCAGATATTCTTAAATAATGACGGAAGTGGATATGCGGTTCCACCAACTGTTGCTATATCAACTGCTCCAGCAGGACTTGGAAATCAAAATGCTACTGCGGTTGCTATTACTACTAGTAAAGCTGGTATATTCTCAATAGATCGTATTTCAATAATTAATCCTGGTGCTGGATATACTGAAGCACCAACTGTAACTATTACTGGAGGTGGTGGAATAGGTGCTGCTGCTACTGCATTTGTTGAAACTTCGGGAAGAGGTATTTTATCATTCACTATGACCAATAATGGTGTTGGTTATGCTAAGACACCAACTGTAACTGTTACTGGTATCGGTAGTGATGCATATATTGGAGTATCTTCTATTGCAGTTGTTGAACCTGTAATGAGTGTTAATAATACTATTAATTCTATAAGATTTAGAAATGCTGGTGTAGGATATACACAACCGCCAACTGTTACTATTTCTAATCCTGCAATTTATACTGGTGTTGGAAACTTTGAATTCAATGAAATTGTAGTAGGACAGACATCTAGAGCACAAGGAAGAGTTAAGGAATGGGATGCAGATACTAGAATTATTAAAATATCTAATGTTGGTATTGGATCTACAGTTCCATCTGGATTCATAACTGGTGAAATAATTGAAGCAACTGAATCTATTGTCTTTAATACAGTTGCAACTAAAGCAGTAACTGTTGGAATTTCTACAACTATTATTACTGGAATTAATACAGCAGGTATTGTAGTTGGTCAACAACTAAATGAAAAATATGTTGGTATTGGAAATACTATTCCTGTTATTGGTTCAGCATCAACAGTTACTGCTGTTTATTCTGGATATATTACTATTAATCCTGCTTCTATTAATACAGTTATTTGTAGTAGTTGTCAACTTTCATTCGGTTCAACTGAATTCTCTAATTACTCAGTTAAGTCGTATGTTCATAAAGATACATATAGTGAATACGACAGTAATGACGAAATTGAAGATCTGGCAGACAGTTTCTTAGATTTCACTCAATCTAATCCATTCGGTCAGGTATAATGTTAGGAACTTATTTTTATCACGAAATTCTAAGAAGAACTGTTATCTCTTTCGGTACAGTTTTTAATGATATCCATATTCGCCATAAGAATTCATCTGGTGGTGATATTAGTGATATGAGAGTTCCATTGGCGTATGGACCAATGCAGAAATTCTTAGCAAGAATAGAACAACAACCAGAATTAAATAGAGCAACTCAAATTACATTACCTAGAATGTCGTTTGAAACAACTGATATTTCATATGATCCTACAAGAAAGGCAAGTATAACTCAAACATTTAAAGCTTCAGATGGAACTAATCTTAAGAAGGTTTATATGCCTGTTCCATATAATGTTGGGTTTGAGTTGAATATAATGGTTAAATTAAATGATGATGCATTACAGATTGTAGAGCAGATACTTCCATATTTTCAACCTTCCTTTAATTTAACTGTTGATTTAGTAGATTCAATTGGAGAGAAAAGAGATATTCCTGTAGTATTAGATAATATATCCTTTGAGGATGATTATGAAGGAGATTTTTCACAAAGAAGAGCATTAATATACACACTTAATTTTACTGCTAAAACTTATCTATTCGGTCCTATTGCAGATACTACAGATGGACTTATTAAGAAAGTTCAGGTCGATTACTATAGTAGTATTGATAGAGAGACTGCAAGAAGACAGTTAAGATATACTGCTACACCTAAAGCACTTAAAGATTATAATGATGATAATACTACTGTATTGAAGGCAGATATAAGTAAGTCTAAGACTAGAATTGAAGTTGGTGATAGTGGTGCGTTAGTGGTTGGTGGTAGAATTATTATAGATACTGAGATAATGAAAGTTAAAGAAATCGTTGATGCCCAAACTATTGTTGTTTATCGTGGATATGATAATACGGTAAAAGCAACTCATATAACAGGCACATCAATTGATGCATTAACTGCTGCTGATGATGTTCAGGTAGAACCAGATGATGATTTTGGATTTAACGGAGTTGTTGAAGACTTTACTGATGGTGGTACTTGGAGTCCCACAAGACAAACTGATTTAACTTAAGAAAATGTCTAGTTATGATCCTATTGATAAGGCACTAAACACTCAAAGTAGTGAAATTGTCGGAGTTGGTGTAGATAAAACCAGCGTAGATTTATCCAATAAACCTGAAGAAATTCAGAAAGATTATGAGTATACTCGTGCTAATTTATATTCTTTAATTGAAAAGGGTCAAGAATCTCTTAATGGTATATTAGAACTTGCTGGTGAAAGTGCAAGTCCAAGAGCATATGAAGTTGCGGGACAAATTATTAAGTCAGTTGCTGATACTACTGATAAGTTAATAGATTTACAGAAAAAGGTAAAAGAAGTAGAAGAAGATTCTCCTAAGAAGTCTACAGGAAATGTGACTAATAATGCATTATTCGTTGGTTCTACATCAGAACTATCCAAAATGCTTAAGGATGGAATTTTGAATAATGACAAATAACGAAGATAGTGTTAAAATAGAAGATGCTAATGGAAATCTTGCATTTGAGGTCATTGATGTGATTAAAGTACCAACAAGACTTTATTCAGATGTAAGAAGAGATCCATTATCTGATTGGAGAAGTGAGATAGGTGAGGAGTAGATTATGTCTTCAGATGCAGTTTATCTCGGTAATCCGAATCTAAAAAAAGCAAATACTGCTCATGAGTTTACACAAGAGCAGATTATTGAATTTGTAAAGTGTAAGGAAGATCCAGTATATTTTGCTAAAAATTATTTAAAGATTGTTTCTTTGGATCATGGTTTAGTACCTTTCAACCTTTATGGTTTTCAAGAGAAATTAATTAAGAATTTCCACGAACAAAGATTTAATATTTGCAAGATGCCTAGACAGACTGGTAAGTCTACTACGTGTGTTGCATATTTACTACACTATGCCGTTTTTAATGATAATGTCAATATTGCAATTCTGGCGAACAAGGCATCTACTGCTAGAGATTTACTTGGCAGACTCCAACTCGCTTATGAAAATCTACCTAACTGGATGCAACAAGGTATCATTAGTTGGAATAAAGGTTCACTGGAGTTAGAAAATGGGAGTAAAATTTCGTCAAACTCTACTTCTTCATCTGCTGTCCGAGGCGGATCCTATAATGTCATCTTTCTTGACGAGTTCGCTTTCATCCCGAATCACATTGCTGACGACTTCTTTGCCTCTGTTTATCCTACTATATCGTCTGGACAAAGTACTAAAGTAATTATTGTTTCTACCCCACGGGGTATGAATCATTTTTATCGTATGTGGCATGATGCTGAAAGAGGTAAAAATGAATATGTACCAACAGACGTTCACTGGAGTGAAGTACCTGGTAGGGATGATGAATGGAAAGAACAAACTATTGCAAACACATCAGAACAACAGTTTAAAGTTGAGTTTGAGTGTGAATTTTTAGGATCTGTTAATACTCTTATTAGTGCAGCAAAATTAAGAAACTTAGTATATGAAGATCCAAAAACTAGAAATGCTGGATTAGATATTTACGAAGAACCAAAAGAAGATCATAATTATATTATTACAGTTGACGTTGCCAGAGGATTGGGTAATGACTATTCTGCCTTTATTGTTTTTGATATTACAGAGTTTCCATACAAAACAGTAGCAAAATATAGAAATAATGAAATAAAACCAATGTTATTTCCAAATATTATTTGTGATGTTGCTAAGGGGTATAATGAATCATACTTACTAATAGAGGTAAATGATATAGGAGACCAGGTTGCAAGTATAATTCAATATGATCTTGAATATGAAAATGTTCTTATGTGTTCAATGAGAGGACGTAATGGACAAATAGTTGGATCTGGATTTAGTGGTAAGAAATCTCAATTAGGAGTTAGAACTACAGCAGCAGTTAAGAAATTGGGTTGTTCTAATCTTAAAACTTTATTAGAAGATGATAAGATACTTACACAGGATTATGATATTATTTCAGAATTAACAACATTTTCACAGAAGGCTAATTCATTTGAGGCAGAAGAAGGATGTAATGATGACTTAGCAATGTGTCTTGTTATATTTGCTTGGTTGGTTGCACAGGACTATTTCAAGGAAATGACTGATAATGATGTTCGTAAAAGAATATATGAAGAACAAAAGAATCAGATAGAACAAGATATGGCACCATTTGGTTTTATTTCAGATGGATTAGATGAAATGACCTTTACTGATGATGAAGGAGATACTTGGAGTAAAAATAATCCAGTAGAGAGTACAGAGTGGAATGTGGATGAATATGGAGATCGATCTTATATGTGGGATTACATGTAGGATATCACTCTACATGCATGTAGAGTACATGAAAAAGGATATTTTAATAAATAATTTCAGAATAATCTGAGATTCGGAGAGGAAAAAGATGCCACTAAATTTAGCATCTCCTGGGATTGTAGTTAGGGAAGTTGACCTAACAGTTGGTAGAGTAGACACAGCATCTGAGAAAGTAGGTGCGATTGTCGGTCCTTTTGCTAAAGGTGCTGTCAATGTTCCAATCCTAGTTGAGAACGAACAAGATTTGCTTAATAACTTTGGTGAGCCATCTCCAACAGATAAGCATTATGAGTATTGGTTAACTGCATCATCTTATTTGTCCTATGGTGGACCATTAAGAATTGTTAGAGCAGATGATAGTGATCTTAAAAATGCTAATAATGCTGGATCAAGCATTAAGATAAAAAGTTTAGACGATTATAATGATCTTGGTTATGATACTAATACGATTACTGGAGTAACTGTTGTTGCTAGAAACCCAGGATCTTGGGCAAACAATCTTAAGGTTGCAACAATTGACGCAAAGGCAGACCAAATTTTATCATTTGGAACACTTCCAACAAATATTGCTGTTGGTTATGGAGTAACACAGAATGTTCCTGCTGACACAGTTCTTGCTGGTGCAGGTACAACTACTAAGTTAGATGGTCACTTTAAGGGAATTGTAACTGGTGTTGATGCTACTGCTAAAACAGTTGAGGTTAAGTTCCTTAATCACGTAACTGCTGCTGGAGTTTCAACTGTAGTTGATTATCAACCAAATGGAATTTATAAGTTTGCTGCAGGTTCAGTTGCTATTCACACTAGTGGACAGTCCTCGTCATATACTACAGGAACTGCAACAAATAATGAGGATTGGTTTGATCAACAAACAATTACATTAACTGATTCAACAATTAATTGGAATAATATTGCTGAACGTCCTGGGACTTCTACTTTTGCAGAAGGAAGAGGATCAAGATTTGATGAAATCCATGTTGTTGTTATTGACGATGAAGGTAAGGTTACTGGAAATGTTGGAACAATTCTTGAGAAGCATTTAAGTCTTTCAAAAGCAAAAGATGCTGAGTATTCATTAGGTTCTCCTTCTAACTGGAGAAAGTTCATTGCATCCAACTCCACAACAATCTTCGCTGGTTCAAATCCAACAGGTATTACAACTACTGGATATAGTTCTGGATTCACACCACAAGCTGATTATAATTGGGATCAGAATGCTCAAGGAATTATCTTTGGTGGTTCAGGATCACAAACTTATACTTTAAGTGGTGGTAAAAATTATGACGGTGGGACTGATCCTGCTGTTACTGGTGCATTCCAAGTAACACTATCTGGTCTTGTTGCAGGATATGAATTATTTGAAGATAATAATTTATATCAAGCAGATTTTCTAATTATGGGATCTGCAAACCATGAAAAAGAGACTGCTCAGTCACTTGCTAATAAATTAATTTCTGTTGCTGAAATAAGAAAAGATGCTATTGCATTTATTTCACCTTACAGAAAAGCATTCCTGAATGATAGTGTTGCTGGATCAGTAACAGTTAATTCTGATGCAACAATTACAGATAATGTAATTGGTTTCTATGCACCTGTAACATCATCAACATATGCAATATTCGATAGTGGATATAAGTATATGTACGATAGATTTGCCGATACATTCAGATATGTTCCATTAAATGGAGACATTGCTGGAACTTGTGCAAGAAATGATATTAACAACTTCCCTTGGTTCTCACCAGCAGGTACTGCTAGAGGTGGAATCTTGAATGCTGTTAAACTTGCATATAATCCATCTCAAACACAAAGAGATAGACTCTATTCAAATAGAGTTAATCCAGTTGTATTCTCTCCTAGTGGAGGAATCATATTATTTGGTGATAAGACTGGATTTGCAAAAGCATCTGCATTTGATCGTATTAATGTTCGTAGATTGTTTATCTACCTTGAAAATGCAATATCTGCTGCAGCAAGAGATCAGATGTTTGAATTCAATGATGAGATAACAAGAACAAACTTTATCAACATTGTTGAACCATTCCTTCGTGATGTTCAAGGTAAGAGAGGAATCTTTGATTTCAGAGTTATCTGTGATGAGACAAATAACACTGCTGCTGTTATAGATAATAATGAGTTTGTTGCTGACATCTTCATCAAACCAGCACGTTCTATCAACTTCATAGGTCTAACCTTTGTTGCTACCAGAACTGGTGTTTCGTTTGACGAAGTAATTGGAAACGTTTAATTCTATCTCATACAAATAAGGTATAAAAAGCTATGGCAACTCAATTTAATAGACCACCACTACGGAAAATTACCGACTTCAAGAGTAAGTTGACAGGTGGTGGTGCAAGGCCGAATCTGTTTGAGGTAGAACTTGCATTTCCAGAAGAAATCTCGATTGATAATGATGTAAAGGACAAGTCAAGGTTCTTGGTTAAAGCAGCAGCACTTCCTGCTTCTAATATCACTCCAATTGATGTAAACTTTAGGGGAAGAATCCTAAAGATTGCTGGAGATAGAACATTTGATACTTGGACAATTACAGTTATTAACGATACTGATTTTGCAATTCGTTCTGCTTTTGAGAAATGGATGAATCAGATTAATAAATTATCTGATGCAACTGGTGCTCAAAACCCTGCAGACTATCAGGAAGATGCATTTGTTCATCAATTAGATCGTGATGGATCAACACTTAGAACATATAAGTTCTATGATCTTTTTCCAACTAATATAAGTCAAGTAGATCTTAACTATGAAACCATTGATACTCTTGAAGAATTCACTGTAGAAATGCAAGTTCTTTATTGGGAATCAATTAAGGGAGTAGGTGCTAATGCTGGAGGAGAAAGCATTCGTTAACAAATTAGATAAATAGTGCTATAATAGTAGGAAAACTTATATACTATGCCTAAACTGTTTGGATTTTCTATTGACGATGCGACTGAAAAGAAGTCGAAGAATCTGCTATCTCCCGTACCACCTAACAATGATGACGGTAGAGATAGCTATATCGCCAGTAGTTTTTATGGTTCATATGTAGATATTGAAGGTGTTTACAGAACCGAATACGATTTAATCAAAAGATATCGTGAGATGGCACTTCATCCAGAAGCGGATGGTGCTATCGAAGATGTTGTTAATGAAGGTATAGTTAGTGATCTATATGATTCTCCTGTAGAAATAGAATTATCTAATGTAGAAGCAAGTGATAAGTTAAAGGATAAGATAAGAGACGAATTTACTGGTATTAAAGAAATGATGGACTTCGATAAGAAGTGCCATGAAATTTTTAAAAATTGGTATATTGATGGAAGATTATATTATCTAAAAGTTATTGATGTAAAAAGACCACAAGACGGTATTCAGGAAGTCAGATATATTGACCCAATGAAGATGAGGTTTGTTCGTAAAGAGAAAAAAGCGAACAATAAGAATATGCTTCCTCTTGATATAGGTAATAATAATGGGGATGTGAAGAAGGGTATGTACCCTGAAGTTGAAGAGTATTACTTGTATAATCCAAAACCAACTTACCCAACAAATATGTATTCTTCTGCTGCTGGTGGAGGTGGTAAAGGATCTATTAAAATTGCAAAAGATTCAATTGCATATGTAACTTCTGGATTATTTGATCGTAATAAAGGAACTTGTTTATCATATTTACATAAAGCAATCAAAGCACTTAATCAACTTAGAATGATTGAGGATAGTCTTGTAATATACAGATTATCAAGAGCACCAGAAAGAAGAATATTTTACATCGATGTAGGTAATCTACCAAAGATTAAAGCAGAACAATACCTCAAAGAGGTAATGAGTCGTTATAGAAATAAACTAGTTTATGATGCAGGAACTGGTGAAGTTCGTGATGATCGTAAGTTCATGTCTATGATGGAAGATTTCTGGCTACCTAGAAGAGAAGGTGGTAGAGGAACTGAAATCACAACACTTCCTGGCGGACAAAACCTTGGTGAACTTGCTGATATTGAGTATTTCCAAAAGAAATTATACAGAGCATTAGGTGTTCCTGAATCCAGAATCGCATCTGATGGTGGATTTAATTTAGGTAGATCATCTGAAATACTAAGAGATGAACTTAAATTTGCTAAGTTTGTGGGTCGTTTAAGAAAGAGATTCTCTAATTTGTTTAGTGATCTTCTAAGAACCCAATTGATTCTTAAGAATATTATTACTCCAGAAGATTGGGATAAAATTAATGATCATATCCAATATGACTTCTTATATGATAATCAGTTTGCTGAACTTAAAGAATCAGAATTGATGACTGAAAGATTGGGGTTACTTGCTACTATGGAACCTTATATTGGTAAGTACTTCTCAGTTGATTATGCTCGTAGAAAGGTATTACGTCAAACTGATAAAGAGATTGAAGAAATTGATGAGCAGATAGTTCAAGAGATTGAAGATGGTGTACTTCCAGATCCTTCTCAAGTTGATCCAATAACTGGTGAACCATTACCTACTGAAGATGAAGTAGCAGGTACATTGGGTGATATTGAGATGGAAACTGGTGCAGAGCAGCAATTCCAAAAAGATCTTAAGTCTGCAGAGATATAAATAGGACTGATATATTAAAATATTCTTAACATGGACGATATTATTGATTTGATTGCAACTGATCAGAAAGCTTCAGAAGTTACTGATAAGATAAAAGATTTACTCTACACAAAAGCTGCGGATAGGGTAGATGCAATGAAACCAGAAATTTCTGCAGCAATGTTTAATCCTTCACCTGATCAACCAGAAGTTGAACAGGAAGTCTCTGACGAGCCTATCGAACAGGAAGAAACATAAATAACTACTATACTAGTTGAATATAAAAATGTCGGCGTTAAAAGTAACCCAAAAAATAGCGAAATTAGGGAGCACTGGTAAGGCAGGTCCGATAGCCCTTAAATCAGGATATCTAAGATTTGTTGTAAAAGCAGATGCTCATATTGAGGTCGGAATGGATCCAACTGTTAGTACTACTAATAGTTTATTTGTTGCATCTGGTGAAAGTGTAATTCTAAAAGAATCTGTTGCTTCTGCACCGACTGTTGGAGTTACTAATGCATCAGGAGCAATTAAATTTGATTTGCATGATGGAATGGATAGTCCATTTGCGGTAGGTGATAAAGTTGCGGTAACTGGTTGTGCTCCTGCTGGTATTAATACTACTGCTGCAGAAGTAACCGCAGTTACTGGTCCAACTCCATTTAGTGGGATTCATGGACAGCAAATAACTTTAAATTATGGTGATGCTAATCTTGCTGCTACTGATGCAGAAGGTGAGATTAGAAAAGTTGTTTATGCTGATGTTAACTGTAGTGGTAACGTCCATATTAGTGAAGTTCAAATTGTAGGAGGATAATCCAATGAAACTGATTACTGAAGAAGTATCAAACGTTAAATTCATTACCGAAGGTAAAGGTTCTAAAAAGAAACTTTATATTGAGGGATGTTTCCTTCAAGGTGAACTTAAAAATCGTAATGGTAGAGTTTATCCTATAGACACTCTTGCAAGAGAGGTTGGTAGGTATAACGAAAATTTTATATCAAAGGGTCGTGCTCTTGGAGAATTAGGTCATCCTGATGGTCCAACAGTAAACCTTGATAGGGTTTCCCATAAAATTACATCTCTTACACAAGAGGGTCATAATTTTATAGGTAAAGCACAAATCCTAGAAACACCTATGGGTAAGATTGCAAAATCTTTACTTGATGAAGGTGTTATGTTAGGTGTTTCCTCTCGTGGTGTTGGTTCATTAAAAGAAGACCATCGTGGATGCAAAGTTGTAGGTGAAGATTTTCAGTTAGCAACTGCTGCTGATATCGTTGCTGATCCTTCTGCACCTGATGCTTTTGTTAATGGAATCATGGAAGGAAAAGAGTGGGTTTGGGACGGAGGAATTCTTCGTGAACAACTCGCATCACAAACAAAGAAGCGTATTAATACGTTAGTAGATCAAAGAAGACTTGAAGAGCATAAGTTGAACTTATTCAACGATTTTCTCTCAAATCTATAAACTCTATAAATAAATACAGATTAACAATCTATAAACAAATGTCCGTTGGTAGCAATTTACAAGAAATGGAAAACGTAGTAACCAAAGGAGCCAAGCCAGCTGAGCCAATCCAAAAGCTTGCAGGTACAACACCTGGTCAAGCTGCGGTTGAAGACTTAGGCGGTCCTACTCCTGAAAATTATAAAGTCGATGATGATTCGGCTAAGTTGAAAACACCTGGTGCATCACTTAAGCAAGTTAAGGATGTCGTTAATAAAGGTGCTAAAGCTGCAGAAGCAGTTTCAGACAAACTAGAAGATGGTCAGGAAGTAGTGGCTGAAGAACCTGCAAAGGAAGAAGAAACTACTGTTTCTGAAGAAGAGACATCAACGGAAGAAGTTGTTGCTGAATCTGAAGAATCAACCGAAGAAGTTGTAGCAGAAGCAGAAGAGACAGTCGAAGTCAGCATTGACGAAGATATTGAAGCTCTTATTTCTGGCGAAGAACTTTCTGAGGAATTCCAAGAGAAAGCAAGAACAATTTTCGAGGCAGCAATTCAAGCTAAAGCATCGGAAATTAGTGAGCAACTAACTGCTTCATACGAAGAGAAACTCGTAGAAGAAGTTGCTACAATTAAACAAGAATTGTCAGGTCGTGTTGACTCTTATCTAGAGTACGTCGCTGATGAGTGGATGCAAGAAAATGCACTCGCAGTCGAAAACGGTCTGAAAACAGAAATGACTGAATCCTTCTTAGGAGGTATGAAGTCACTCTTTGAAGAACATTATGTAACTATCCCTGAAGAAAAATATGATGTCATCGAGAGTATGGTAGATAAACTTGATGAAATGGAAGGAAAACTCAACGAGCAAATCGAGAAAAACGTTGCTCTTAATAGGAGATTAGCTGAGTCAGCTGCTGATGTAATTTTTGCAGAAGTAACTGAAGGACTTGCCCAAACACAAAAGGACAAGATTGCCTCACTCATTGAAAATGTTGAGTTTGAAAGTGAAGACGCATACCGTGAGAAGCTGGTAACTTTGAGAGAATCTTATTTCCCATCAAATACAGCTCAAAGAGACACATCAGAGAATCTAACAGAAGAAAATGGTTCCGCAGATTACCAACCAATTGGTGCATCAATGGAAGTATATCTTAATTCACTGAAGCGTGTTGTTAAAAAATGATTTTAAATCATTGATTCAAACTTAAAACTTTTAATAGGTAAACACAAATGCAAGCCCCTCTTAATCAAGAGGCTCTTCAAGAAAAGTGGGCTCCTTTACTAGACTACAACGGTCTAGATGAGATTAAAGATCCACATAAAAGAATGGTTACTGCCGTTCTCTTGGAGAACCAAGAAAAAGCACTCCGTGAAGAGCGTGAGTTCTTAGCAGAAGGCCCTCCAACCAACAGTACCAATTCAGGTGCAAATGCTGGTTTCAGTGCTAGTGCTTCTTCCCCAACAGCTGGTTTTGATCCTGTTCTAATCAGCCTTATCCGTCGTTCAATGCCTAACTTGGTCGCATATGACCTAGCAGGTGTTCAACCAATGAACGGACCTACAGGACTTATTTTCGCAATGCGTTCTCGCTACGAGAAGCAAGACGGAAACGAAACATTCTACAACGAAGTCGATTCTGCATTCTCTGGACAAGCAGAGGGTGGTGGAAAACTCACCGATGGATTCGTAGATGGTAACGTTGGTTTGGGTACAACTGCACAAAGCGGTTCTAATCCTGGACTTCTAGGTGCTACTGGTACTGCTGCTCAACAGAAGATCTACAACGTAGGTCAGGGTATGCGTACAGACGACGCTGAAGCATTAGGCGATGGCGTTAACAATAACTTTAACCAGATGGCATTCTCCATCGAGAAGGTTACGGTTACTGCTAAGTCTCGTGCGTTGAAAGCTGAGTACTCACTAGAGCTCGCTCAAGACCTTAAGGCAATCCACGGATTGAACGCTGAGGCTGAGTTAGCAAATATCCTCTCTACAGAGATACTTGCTGAGATCAACCGTGAAGTTATCAGAACAATCTATAACGTTGCTGAAATCGGTGCTACTGTTAACACTGCTACAAGTGGAACATTCGACTTAGACGTTGACTCCAATGGTAGATGGTCAGTTGAGAAATTCAAGGGACTGATCTTCCAGATCGAAAGAGATGCCAACGCAATCGCACAAAGAACTCGTCGTGGAAAGGGTAACATGATCCTTTGCTCTGCTGACGTTGCTTCTGCATTGACAATGGCTGGTGTACT